GTCGTGCCCGGGAACAGGTGCGCCGCCGCGATGTTGACGTTGTTCCCGCCGGTGACGATGGTGGTCTTGTCTTCGCCGTCCTCGGCGAACGAGTTGGTCTGCGCGGACCAGGCGCCGATCGCGCCGACACCGTCGAACAGCAGCCCCGCGTGGGATGCGATGACGATGGAGTCGCTGGCCGCGCTGCCCCCTGTCGTGCCCGTCGACCACGTCGAAGCCCCGGTGTTGGATCCGTTGGAGGCGGCCGAGTCGTACGGCATGGCGTCCAGGCCGCTGATCTCGTACAGCACCCACGCCGACGCGTTGGCGACGTCCAGGACCACATTCCACGACGTCTCCCCCGCCGACACGTTGGGTTTCGTCCAGATCACATGCGCGTTGCGGTTCTCCTGAGAACGCAACTCCGTGAATCCGGTCGGCGGTGACGGCAGCGCCGCCGCAGTGGTGAAACAGAGAACGAGCGAGTTCCCCGCCCCGGTCGCCGCCGCCGTCACCGTCACCGTCGCTGACGGCGGATTCGCCGAACCGGTGGTCCCGTGCACCACCTGGATGATGTTGGACGCGCCCAGCGGCATCTACGACGTCACCCCGTAGCGGACCCCCGGGTCGTCCCAGTGGACCGGCCCGCCGAACGCCTGCTCGATCTGCGCCCGGTCGAACACGATCCGGCTGTTCTTCGGGACGCCTATGTGACGGGTGACCCCGTTCGCCTGGAAGTGCAGGTTCAGGAACACCCGCCCGCACGGGTTGTCGACCAGGATCTGATTGATGGTCTTGTCCGCCAGCACGATGAACCCGGCCCGCCACTGCGTCACCCCGTCGAGGCACAGACCCCTGGCGAAGTAGAACGGGGTGTCAGCGACCGGGTCCGACACGGCCCGGCCTCAAGGGTGCAGACCGGCGATGTACGCCGATGCCGCATTCGGGTTCGACCAGCCCGAGGACGTATCGAAGATCTCCGAGTCCTCAGCGTCGAAGTACGACTCGAAGTCGATCGTCGCCAGGTTCGCCCGGAACGTGTCCTGCATCTTCGACACGAAGAACGCGTTATCGCCACCGTAGTCGGGGCTTACCGGGTTGGAGACACCCCACTCCGGAACCGACCACTTCTTGCCGTGCGCGACCGCCTGATCCTTCAGCCAGGTGATCCCCGCGACGGCGGTGGCCTGCGCCGTGAACTGCGCGTCCGTGGTCGACTTCGGGTAGTGGTCGTAGGCGTCGATACCCAGTTCCGTCACGTACGCGTCGCCCGGGTAGGCGTTCATCGGGTTCCCGCCGACCCCAGGCGTGTGCGCGTTGATGGTCCACAGGAACCGGGCGTTCGGGGCCGTCACGTGGACCGCGTTGACGACCTTGCGCCAGCAGTTGATGTAGCTGGTCGTGTTGGTTGCCGACCACTCCCACCAATTGCCGTTCATCTCCCACGCCAGCTCGGTCAACATCGACGGCAACCCCGCCGCGACCAGATTCGTGCCGTACCGGCGCCAATGCGTGTCGTAACTACCCGACGCGCACTTGGACAGGGTCCCGCCGGACCTCTGCGGCCAGAACGGCTGAGCGATGACCAGCTCTCCCGGAGCTGGCGGGAAATCCAGCATCCACGGGTATTCGATGCCACCCCATGATCCGCGATCCGAGTACTGCAGGTTCGTGTCCACGGTATGGCCGCGCCACGTCCCGAACGCCGTGAAGTCGTAGGTGTAGGCACCGGAGCGCCACGGAAGCCCGGACGGGTTCGACGCAGCGGCGGGCGAGGCGAGGGCGACGGTACCGAGCAGCACCGACGCAACAGCGGTGGCGAGCAGTTTACGGATCATGATCAGACCGTCCCGCGCATGAGGTAGTCGTACGCGGCCTGAAGTCGGTTCGCGTCATCTTGGAAGTTGCCGAGGCCGAGATTGCACCGGTGGCAGAGCAGACCGCGAATGCGGCCGGTCCCGTGATCGTGGTCCACGTGCCAACCGCCCTTTCCGCCAGGGAGGTCGACGCGGCAGATCGCGCACCGGTCCTCTTGGTCTGCAAGCATCACCGCGTACTGCTCAGGGGTCAACCCGTACAGGTACTCACGGTTGTAGTCGCCGGTAACGCGGGACTTCTTCGGCGTCGTCGTCGCCTGCGCAAGGGTCGTGCACTCCGGCGAACAGTAGATCGCCTGCATCGATCGGTTCGCCGAGATCTGCCCGCCGCACTCCTCGCAGAATCGCGGGACAGCCTTTTTCGCCCGTAGCGTCCGCACGCGGGTCCTCTCGTTGTGCCACGTATCGGCGCACTTCGCAGAACAAAACCTCTGGTCACTGCGTACCTGGACGATCTCCGCATCACACCAGGCGCACGAAATCCGCCTGGTCGCCTGCCGCGCCATGACGACCTCGTGTTTCCGAGCATCCATGTCTGCGTCCTTGCAGGCAACTGAGCAGTACTTTGCACCAAACCTGCGCTCGGTAGGGATGACTCCACCGCAGCGCTGACACGGGCCGTGAACCTTGGGGGCAACCTCATCCAGCGTCCCGGCGTGCTTTGCTCGCTGGTAATCGTTACTGCACAGACCTCGGGCTATCGGCAGTCCAGAGCAGCCGTCGATGCGGCATTCAGGCGTCATATACGCACTGTAGCACACCGTTGTTGTTGGCGTTTCCCCTGATCAGACCGTCCCTCGCATGATGCCCGCCACGTTGTAGATCACCGTGAAAGTTCCGGCTGTTACGCTCTGCGCCCCGCCGAAGTAATTGTAACAGATACCCTGTTTTGCTACCGTGCCCGCAGTGATCGTGTTGTCGTAGTGCAGGATGCCCCACGCGCTCGTGATCGTCACGTTGCCGCCGCCGGCGAGGTCCGCCGCGTCGAACATCCAGATCGCAGCGGCACCCGGGAAGGTGAACGTCTTCGACGCCAGCGCCCGGCCGCCCGAGACCCAGTTCGTGACGTCCGTGACCTCATTCGCGGTGACCCAGACTCCGGTGTTGAACCCGGTCGACGCCACCGCCACCGTGGCGTCCGGGGTCGTCGTGTTGTTGAACAGGGCCCCGTTGATCGTGTCCGAGTCGATCCCGGTGTAACCCGTCCCCGACACCTGCATGACCTGATCGATCCACGCCACGAAGACCCGGCTGTTCGGGCTGTTCGTAGTCCACGCCATCAGGAATCCCCACCCTTGCGCGCGGCCTTACGCGCCTGCTCGGCCTCGGCCTCGGCCGTCTTCAGGGACCGCTCGAGCCCCTTGATCTGACCCCGGATCTTCTTCACTGCGGCGGCCGTCTGCTCGGCGATCGCGTCCAGGTACGCCTGTTGAGAATCCGAACGGGCCGTATCAACCCCCGCGTCGTACGCCTCGTATCCGTGTCCGGATGTCGCCATGCCACCCATCCCCTCTGGGACTACGCCCGGTAGCCCGTGTGCGCCGTGGGGGCGTACACCCATACATCGACCTGCCCGCTCTCGCGCTCCACCTCGGCGCGCATCCACGGGCGCCCTTCGGCGTCGGTACGCACGTCCTCGCCGGCGACGTAATCGTCACGCTCGACCAGCCGCACATCGGCACGGGAACCCGCCGGAATCATCGGGATCGACATCAACGCCAGGCCCGGACAGTTGTGCATCGGCGTCCGCGCATCCGCTGGTGAGGTCTGCCCGGCCGTCTGGCAGCGCGGGCACTCCCAACAGAGCGGATCGGTGATCACACGCGGAATCGTCGCACGGTGAGCACGGGAAGCGCTACGGCAGGCAGCGAACGACCCGCGCGGCAAGGGGTGCGCGCGGGTCGAATCCGTTCAGCCAGCCGAGAGACGTCGGCCGCCGGACGTCAGTTCGCGACCAGGTAGAACACCGTGAACGTCAGCGCGGCCACCGACGTGTACGTCAAGCCGAGGTACCCGACGTTGGTCACGGTCTGCTTGAACCGGTTATCGCACTTGAACGTCACCCGGCGCCGCTCGGTCGCGGCCATCACTGTCGTGACGTTGGTGTCCTGCCCCTGGTCGGAGGGCTGAACCGAGTCGTACGTGATCGTTGACGCGGTACCCGTGGTGGCGAACACGATCATCAGGTAATCGCCGAGCATCTGGACGAAATCGCCACCACCCGCCGGGGTGATCACGGGGGTCTCGACATCGCCGATCGTCAGGGCACCGTATGAAAGTCGAGCAACCGTCAGGCCGGCGGGTGTGTACAGAGCCATGGCGTGCCCTTCGTCGGTTGCGCTACCTCGCAGAGATCACAGCACGGATAGCGCTGGCTAGCAAGGATGCGACGCGTGGTCGAGGGCGACCCAAACCCCCATGGCGCCCAATGCGGCCAGTGCTGCCGCTCCCATGACCACGAGGGCGGCCAGCGCTACGCGGACGGTCACTGGGGCCGCTGGCCGTTCAGGTGGCCGGGGACGATCAGACCGGGGACCGGCTTCAGCAGCGCGGAACCGGACTGGGCGAGCGCCTGCATGCCCGCGCTCCGCAGGGCCTCGCCTACCTTCGGGCCGAAGTCGACCGCGTTGGCGGCCAGGATGCGGAACGTCGACTCCACCGGGCCACAGATCAGCCGGAACACCACGAGGGGGTTGGACGGGTCCGACAGGTCGATCGCCACGCCTGCCTGAAGGTCCGGCGACGGCGGGTGGACGGGCAACGGGGAGGTCACCAGCGGGCCCCGTGACCACGCCACGACGCCAGCGCGACCTGGCCGGTCGGGAACGGCCCGTTCCACTTCGGGGCGCCATCCCTTCCTCGGCACGACTCCGCCGGGCAGCACCAGCGCCATACCGATCCCGGGAAACAGCGGATCGCCACGGCCAGATGCAGATCCGCCACCACGCCCATGTCCCCGGTCGGAGACTCGACGGTCAGGTGTACGACATGGCCCGTGGCCTCGGCGTGAGCTACTGCCCACGCGTCGCGCTCGTCCGGGTCAAGGAACGGCTGGCCCATCTCGTCGCGGTAGCAGTTGGCCAGATGCCACGCCGGTTTGGGGGCGTCGAGCCCGCCGAACGGAGGACCGCCCTCCGCCGTGGGGGTCACGGGGGGATCAGAGGGAGGAATCAGCGAGCTCGACGTCATGGGGGCATCCTAGCGTCACTTGCGCGACTTGCGCGACTTGGATCATCGCGTGTCGCACATCCGATCTTCCGGCGAAGATCCTAACGGGTGGGGGCAAGAGCGCAAGTCACTCCCATGATCGGGGCTCCACAATCGCCATGTCCACGAAGCGCATCAGGTGCAGCTGCTCGGCGACGGTGACCGTGTCCGTGGCCCCGTGCCGGTGCTTTGCGATGATGAAATCCGCCTCACCGGTGCGCGGCGATTGCTTGTCGTAGTACGACGGGCGATACAGCAGGATCACATTGTCGGCGGTCTGCTCGAGGTCGCCGGACTCTCGCAGATCGGACAGTCGCGGGACGTTTGCGTTCTTGCCGCCGCGTGTCTCCGTGCCCCGGTTGAGCTGGCACGGAGCAACGCACACCGCTTGCAGGTCCACCGCCATGACCTTCAGGTCCCGGGCGAAAGACCCCACCTCGACGTGCCGGTCCGGCCGCCGGCCACCGGTGGCCACCGGTGAGATCATCTGGAGGTAGTCCACGGCGAACAGGGCCAGATCGCCGTGTTTCTGAGTGAACCGCCGCAGGTAGGCCCGGATCGACGGGATCGTCCGGCAAGTATCGACCACGTACAGCGGCCACGTCAGCACTAGGTCCCGCGCGTCCCGCAGTTTCGCCCGGTCCTCTCCGTCGATCGTCCCGTGCAGGATCTTGTGTAGCGGGACGCGGGCCACCTCGCTGTAGAACCGCATCATCATGTCTAACTCGGGCATCTCATTCGAGAACAGGATGACCGGGCGGACGACGTGCTGCGCGCAGTGGGCCACCACGTTCTGAGTCCACACCGATTTGCCCATCGACGTACGGCCCGCCGGAATGATGAGCTGGCCGGGACGGTGCCCGCCGGTGAGCCTGTCGTAATCCTTGAACCCGGTCGGGATACCGGGCGGGATCTTCCCGTCGGCGACGTCCTCGATGTGCCTCAGCGTCGGTTCGGCGAGGTCGCCGATGCTCGTGATGACCGTCCGGTCCCGCGGGTCCGTGGTCGCCGCGTGGATCGCCTCCTGAGCCTGTTCGGCGACTTCGCCCACCGCACTCTCACTGCGGCCTAGCTGCACGATCCGTAGCCCTGCCTCGACGATCCTGCGGCGCCGGGATGCGTCCGCGACCTTCAGCGCGTAGTACGGACCGTTGGCGGGCGTAGGCACGGACTCGATCAGCGTGTGCAGGTACGGCACCCCGCCGATCCGCACGAGGTCTCCGGAGTCGGCCAGCTCTGCGGCGACCGTGGCTCCGTCGATCGGCCTACCGGTGGCAGCTAGGCGCCCGATGGCAGCGAAGATCGCCCCGTGCATCGGCTTGTAGAAGTCCGCCGCAGTCAGGATCTCCCCGACCGTGTCCGCGATGGCGGGGGACATCATCATCGCGCCGAGGGCGCAACACTCCGCGAGGTTGTCGTGGGCCGGCGCGGACCAATCCTGGTCAGACTCCACCTCGGCCGTGGTCACTTCTCACCCCTGGACGACAGTGAACGCTTCGACCAATAGCCGATGTCGCCGTGCTCTTGCAGGCAGGCCACGCAGTGCCTGTCGTCCGGTGAGCCGTGTTCGTCGCACCACCGTTTGCGGTGCCGCTGAGCGTACGGTAAGTCCGATTCGTCGACATTGGGTGGATTATTCTTAGTAAGTGGAGAACCTAGATCAACCCCCCCGGTTTTAGTACTTGATTTTGACTTTGAACTTAAGGGTTCGGGACGGGACGGGTCGGGACGGGTCGGGGGATGCGTAACGGTTCGCCCCCCGTTTCGGTCGGCCGATTGGACTTCCAATCGGTTCTCTGATTGGTCTTCCGATCGGGTATCCGATCGGTATACCGATACGGTATCCGAGCAGTAGAGGCACCTCGGGTCAACCCTTCGCCCCACGTGCCACCTGCGGTGATTGCCCAATGCGCCACCGCTGGACTTCTTCGCCGACCGGGCAGCTTCTTCTTCGCTGGTGGGGTTGCGGTCCACCCATGCATGGAACTGCCAACCTTCTTCACCGTTGCGATTTTCTGCGGACCACAGCGCAGCTTTTACCAAACGCGCGGCAAGTTTTCGGCCGATCTTGGGGGAAAGATAGTCGACAACCTCGGCCGGCACCCATCCGTCGGTGTGTTCGTCGGACGCCCACGAGCCCGCTGCCGCCCACAGTCCTTGAGCCGCCATGCCCTCCATATCGAGCCCCGCACGGATGCGCTTGCGGTGCTTGTGCCACCCGTCGTCGACCTTGAACCAGGTCATCCGGTCACCGCCCGAGGGTCACAGTCGACGACTCGTGCCGCCATGAATGACCGGACGTCCTCCCGTGAGTACCGGACCGTACCGCTTCGCCCGGGGACGAGTTTGACGTACGGTGGCCCGATCTTCAGATATCGCCACTGGCTCAGTTGCTTCTCGTCTACGCCGATACATTCGGCGACCTGGGCCGGCGACATGTACGGCGGATAAGCGCCCATAGGGTCGGGCGTCTCGGCCTCTATCTGCACGTCCATATCTCTCCATATGTCCCGCGTCTTTTCCGTGTCTAACCATTCTCTATCCCCATGGACCCATGGTCAAGGCGCCGCACCGGACACCCTCAACGCCCGGTGCGGCGTGATCAGAATCGGTCAGGTCACGTGTCGACGCAGGGCCCGAGGTGCGGCCGTCCGTCGTTGTGGCAGTGCACGCCGTCGTGCGGCTGCTCGCCGAGGCTGTCTCCGGGTGGCACGTTGTCTGGGTCGACCTCCCACACACCCTCGGCCACGACGCGCCGTATGTGGACGCCGTGCTGGTTCGTGCGGTACTCGAAGTGAGCGGACGGGAAGTGGTCGACCAGGACCCCGGAAATGACGCCCTCGTCCATCTGTCTTCCGTCGCCGTACACCCGGTCAAACTCTGATCGGAAGGCGTCAGCAGCGATCGTGCGGAATCGTTCGGTAGCGAGCGGGTCGGTCATCTGAGGCTTCCCTGGGCCTGTACGGGCATGACGATGTGGCGCCACGTCGGGTCGGCGGCCGAGGTGAGAACGATCGGTTTCGGTCGCACGCCGCGGGCCATCGACTCGGGCACGAGCCCCATGACCACCTCGTCTCCCGGTGCGGTGGCGAGCGCGGCGTGCAGTAGCCCGGACCGGACCATGACGGTGCAGTCCGCGCCGTCGTACTTCGCGTCGATGTCCTCACCTCCGCTGCTGGCCTCCGAGCTCGCGGATACGGACACCGTGTTCTCGCGGAATGTGAGGCTGACCGTCTCGGACTTGCGGTCGCGGATCAGGTCGGCCCGCTTGATCGGCATGGCCATGTCCCGCGCGCTGACGATGGCCGTGGCGGTGCTGGTCGTGGCGAACAGCCCGGCAAGACCGAAGGTGGGGAATTCGTCGTCCGGCTTGGTCGGGTCGCCGATGGTGCGCGTGACCAGCGAACGTTCGGGGGTGGTGAGGCTGAATGATCCGGCCTTCCACCCGACGGCCACGGCGTCGACCTTCCCGGTGAACGCCTCGGCGGCGTCGACCAGGACCGAAGCGAACACGATAGCGGCGTCACCGACCGGTCCCCCGTTGTATGGCGTCCACTCCACCGACTGCCGTACGGCTCGGTACGAGTCGGTGGCGGTCAGGGTCAGGGTGCCGTCCCCGAACGCGACGTGTACGCCCGCGAGGGCGACCCGGGACACGATGTCTTTGCCGGCGGCCACGGCGACCCGGGCCACGGCGTCGGCCAGCGCGTCACCGTTGACGTGCCCCGCGATGGTGGCCTCACTCGGCAGTCGCGGGTAATCACTTACGGACATGGCGGGTAGGGTGCCCTCCCACCGTCCGGCTTTCAGCCCGATGGCCGCTCCCTCGTCGGTGAAGGTGGCGGGCTTGTCGGGGAACGTGTCGACGAGTTGGGCGATCAGCCGTCCGGAGATCAGGAAGCTCATGTCGCCGTCGGTCTCGACGTCGATGGTCGCGCGGCCGGTGGCGTTCTCGTTGAATCCGGTGACATGGAGTTTGCCCCCGGCGACCTGGAACAGGAGCCCTCCGTGGGCGGCGTCGATGGGCTTGGGGTCGATCCATCGTGCGGCGTACTTGACGGCGCGGGCGAGCGCGCCGGGTGGTGAGGTGAACGGCATGGCGAGCGGTCCTCTCTCAGGCGAACAGTGTCAGCGCGTTGGCCTCGGCTTCGACCTGACGCAGGTTGTTGACGGCGGTCTGCCAGTACGAGCGCTTCAGTTCGACGCCGGTGAACCGGCGACCGAGCTTGAGTGACGAGTGCCCCTCGCTGCCAATGCCGGCGCACGGCGACAGCACGTGTTCGCCGGGGTTGCTCCACAACCGCACGCACCGCTCGATCAGGTCGAGGGACAGAGGGCACAGGTGCCGCTCGTCCGCGTCATCTCGAGCTACCGCGACGTTCAGCGTGTTGGTCTCGCGGATGTCGTCCCAGATCGCCTCGGCCCACTTGATCCAGAGATCATTGTCGATCCGCTGGTCGCCGGAGTCGCTGAGCGGCGAGATGATCGGCACTGTATTCTGCCCCGGCTTGCGGAACAGCAGTAGGTAGTCGGGGTAGACGGGCCTGGTTTGTGAACGGTCGCGGCGAAGCTGAGCAAACGCGAGCCCGTGGGACTTGGTGCGGGTCGCGGCGGCCTGCGGGTTCTTGCGGATCGTGATGCGGTTGACGAATATCCACCCCGCATCCTGGTAGTCGCGGACGACCTCGGCGGAGAAGTCCGTCAGCCCGACGACGCCGTGCGTCGCCTTGGTGGTCGGCAGGTCCATCACATGCACGCACGCCATCCTGCCCGGCCTGGTCAGTCGCAGGAGTTCGCGCACGACGAATCCGTAGTGCTTGTGGAAGGTCTCCCGGTCGGGAGAGTTCCCCATGTCGCGGATGGTCGGGCTGTATGTGTAGAGTGAGTCGAACGGCGGGGAATGGACCGAAAGGTCTACGCTGTCCGATTCGAGCTTGGGCAGTTCCTCGCAGCTATCGCCGAGGATCATGCGGAACGCCGAGCCGGCGGCCTCGTCGGTGTCGTAGAACTCGTCGTCGATGTTCATCGATTGACTCCCTCCGTGCCGATGTCGCGGTAGGTGATCCCTCGCGCGATGTTGCTGATGGTCCCCTGGTGAACGCCGTACTGCGCCGCGATCGTGCACTGCGAGACGTTCCGGGCGAGCAGGGCCCGGATTTCGCGGACCTGGTCACCTGCTAGCTTCTGGACGCCACGGCGGAGTCGCGCCCGATGTTCAGCGCTGAACTCGCGTCCACTCATGCGCCTGCTCATCATCAGGCGCCAGGACTCGGTGTGCTTCCGGCCCAAGCTTGCTGCGGACATCTTGGCAAGCTCTTCGGGGGTGTGTTTGCGCCCGGTCCACGCGCGCCGCATGCGCTCCCGAGACTCGGCGCTCAGCCCGACTACTCCGCCCCCCCCATCCGTCCCGTTGGTCAGCGGGTCACCCGCAGCGCGAGCAGCGGCGATGTACGCCTGCTCCACGGACTGCCAGTCGGACCCGGGCGGCGTCGAGTCGATGATGACCTGAATCGGGCGTAACCCCAGCGAGCGGAGTTCGCCGATCCAGTGACAGCGGTGAGTCTCGGCGCGCTCATTCATCTGCCGCGCGAGTCGCTGCGCGGGATTGTCCGACTTGCCGATGTAGCGCAGGGCGAGAGTGCGAGGATCGTGCAGACCGTAGATGTAATGGCTAGGGTCGTCCCCGTTTTCGGTCTGCCACTCGGCCAGGCTAGGCCCTACCTGGATCATCGTTCACTGACCCACTGCTCGCGCATGGCCAGCACTAGTCCGTCGATCAGCCGGTCGGCCTGCCGGCCTTTGCGCTCTACGTTCGCCGCGATCTGCGATTCGAGCTGAGATAGTACGGCGTGCACGTGCACCTCGCGCGTCTGGCCGAACCGCCACGAGCGCCGGATCGCCTGGAACCAGAGCTCCCACGAGTCGTTCATCCCGACGAACGCCTGCCGTGCACAGTGCTGCCAATTGAGACCGAGGGCCGACATAGAACCCTTAGTGATCAGGTATCGGATTGAACCGTCAGCAAATCCGAGGTACGCCGCAGCCTTCTCTTCGGGAGTCCATGCGCCCATCACATTGACCGCTCCCGGTAGCGCCTTGGCCAACGCTGCGGCCTCGTCGTTTAGCTGGGTCCATAGGATCCACGGCTCGTCCGGCTCGGCCTTGACTATCTCGACCGCGCGGGTTGCTCGCGCCTCCAGCGTCTCGCGCCGCACCTCCGCTCGGCCGCTGACACCGCCGATGTCCGCGCGGAAGAGCTGGCCGTCCGGTGCGGCCATGTCGACATGGACGATTTCCGGGATGATGTGCAGCGCGGGCAGGATGTATCCGGTGTCGTCTCCGCCGATATCTGACGGCACCCTGATTGCCATGGCCCAGGTAGCCAGCCACCGGTAGAGCGGGAGTCGGGCGTGGCCCTTCAGTCGATAGCCGTTCGTCTTCTGATCATTGATGTAGTACGCCGACAACATCTCAGCGCGCGACATCATGCCCAGAAACGCGGCCTGGTTGGTCAGTTCCTCGGGATCGTTGGGCGCCGGCGTGGCCGTACACGACAGCCGGAGGGGGGTCGCCGCGAAGTGCCGGATGAGCATGGTCCGGGTCTTGCCGGTGCTCTGTTTGAGGATGGAAGATTCATCGACTACCACCGCATCCAGCAGTGTCGGATCGAACCGCTCGACCATCTCGTAATTCGTGATCCAGATTCCCGGACCTGCGGCGGCGGCGTCGTCGCGGACGTAGGTGACCGGAACTCCGATGGCCGCCCCCTCCCGTACCGTCTGCTGACACACCGCGAGCGGTGCGACGATCAGCGATCGCTCGCCGGACAGTCGGCACCATTCGATCTGCGCCCGCGACTTGCCGAGTCCAGTCGACCACCAAAGCGCGGCGCGCCCCTTGCGGACGGCCCACGCGACACCCTCCCGCTGCCATGGATGCAGCGATGGGTTGACGTCGGACGCCTCGCATGCCCGCCCGTGCTCGCCGTGGCGCCGATGCTTCGTGGCGAGGAAGTCGGCGTAGCTCACATGCCCTCCAGGATGGCGTAGGCGACGGCGAGGGTCTGGATGACCTCGCGCCGTACGTCGGGGTCAGTGGCGGCCTCGTCGGGTCCGGCGTCGAGCACGGCCTTGACTACCTCGCCCGCCTCCTCGGCCAGTACGGCAGCCTTGACCAGCATGGCCACGTCGGGGCTGGAACAGTCGCCGTGGCCCCACTCGTGCGGGCGGTTCCACTTCCCGTCCTGCCGCTTGCGCTCGGCCAGCAGTTCGGTCGTGATCTCGAACGCGTTCACCACCACTCCCCCGTGACCTCGCCTTCGCCGCCACACTCCTCGTCCCCGTGCGTGTCGTCGCCGACCCTTACGAGGTGGATCGTGTCGTCATCGTCGGCGGGGTTGAACGTCTGGCCGCATTTACGGCAGATTGCCTCTAACATCGCGTGCCCCCTTCGGGATCAGTACGGTTCGACGTCGCTCGGGTAGACGTGCTGGGTAAGCAGCGTGCGAGGGATGCGGATGTTGAACCCGCACCCGTCGCGCCGCTCGGCGACGTAGACCGTCGTCCCGGTCGGGTAGCGCCGGCTCTCGCCGCTGGTGTTGTCGCGGAAGAGCACGGAGCGAGTGGTGCGTCCGACCAGCGTCTCGGAGTTCGTCTGTGTCATGCCTCAACACTAACCGGATTCGGTTAAGTGTCAAGGGTGTCAAGCATGGTCACCCGTCCAGAATCCCGGGGTGCAGCTCCCGTGCCATTCGCTCCCCGAGCGTCATCAGTTCGTGCGCGAGGAACGCTTGAAAGTCCGGGTAGACCTCGGTGGCCGGGTGGCAGTGAAAGATGTTCTCCCGAGGTCCGACGATGATCAGCCGGAATGCGGAGTGCTCCATCGCCATCCATTGACCGATGGCCCATCCGTGCTCGATGTGCCGTCCACCCTTGCCGCCTCCGCCGTCCCCCGTGAACGAGACGATGGCGTCGGCGGCATCCAGGTCTTCCATGTCGGCTTGCCCGTGCCGCCAGCACGCCTCGGGGTCGGCGTTCAGCACCTCGGGCGTGTAGCTGGCTTCGAGCTCGCCGTCGTGGCAGTCGATCCACCGTGAGGTGACCTCGGCTCCCGGGATCAGTTCGAGCTGGTCGCGGTATCCGGCGAGCTCGGCGTGCCGCGAATACCGGCCGGCGAAGTAGTACCTCACTGGTCGGTACCCGAGAACAGCGACGGCCCGGAACCTAGCGAGGGATTCGCCGTCTGCCACGCGTCCTCGTCGTCCAGATCTTTGCCGTAGTCGGGGTCTGGGCCCTCGATCTCGTCATTGGTCGGCGTGCCGTCGTCGTCGGACTCCAACGCGGCCACGATCCGGCCCTCGGTGTTCATCGGCAGGTCACCGTGTCCGGCGTCGTCGTCCGGCTCTTCCCCATCCGTCTCCGCCGTGGCCGCCTCGATGTCGGCGCGGGTCCACCCCATCCACTCCCGGTCGTGGGCGAGTACGTCCGGGAGGTCCCCGTCGTGGTCGGCCTCGTGTCGGTGCTCCGCCTCCAGTGCGGTCAGGCTCGCCGCGTCGTCGCGTCCGTGCACCCGCTCGAGGTGGCGCCGTAGTTCGTCGGTGGGCGACATGCCGTCCCGTTCGTCCTCCTCCGTCTGGTCGATCTCGGAGGCCGTGCGGGGGAGGTCTGCGAAGGCGGACTTGGACAGGCTCGCCAGATCGAACGGCAGCATCATCTCGCCGGTCTGTTCGGCGTACTCGTCGGCCAGCATGACCTCTACTGCCCGGCGTCCCTGCTCCGAGATCACGGGCTGCACGCGCAGGATCTCGAGCACGGCGGTGGTGACGTGATCCTTACTGATCTCGGCGTTGCGGACGCCGTACACGATGATGGCGACGCGGGGCAGTTCGGTGCGCTGTTCGACCCGGGCGCGGGCGAGCGCCTCGGCAATCTGGACGTCGTCCCATCCGTTGGCGGGGCCTTTCGGCAGCGCTGCGGTGAGCCGGACCTTGTACTCCATGTGGATCCTTCCAGGGTTTAGGCGTCGACCCGCAGGTCTGGCCGGTTGGGCATGCGTTGCCGGGAGCGGGCTTCCTTCGCCGCGGCGCACGGCGGACAGATCTTCACAGCGTCGGGTACGTCCTGTCCCGCCTTGCGCAGGCGGCTGATCTCGTCCAGGTGCATCCGGTACCCGGCGTCGGTTCCGGCCTTGGCTTTGTGCTCGCAGGCGAACGAGCAATACGGGTTGGTGCGGCGTACCCCGTTCAGGCACTTCATGAGGGCGCACTTCATGCGGGCGTTGCGGACGCCGGCGGAGTGGGTCGCGTAGTAGACGCCGCCCCACACCCCGGACGCGCCGATGGGCGTAGCGGTAGGCGCGGCAGGCTCGGGTGACGGGGGCATCCGGCGCAGATGGTCTGGGCGAGGGCCACGGCGACGGGCGAGCCGTCGATGGGGTGGAAGAGTTCGGGGTCCTCGTCGCGGCAGGCGGCCAGCGCCACCCAGACGCCCTCGCCGATCTGCTCGGCCGTGTAGTACTCCTGCGGGACGGCTACTCGTCGGTCTGCGGCGGCTTCGGCCTGGGCGAGGGCACGTTCACTGCTGGTCGGTAGTGGGATCTTGGTCATCGGGTCTGTTCTCTCCGTTCTCGAACGCGGATGCGGAACGGCCCGGTCGGGCCACGGTCCAGTGAGGCGCGTAGCCCGGCCGGGGGACTATTGGGGTTCGCGGCGCGCGCGGCCCTCGCGGACCATCCACCGCCAGGCATCATCTGTCAGTCCCGACAGCAGTCCACCCGCGACGAAAAACGCGTCACTGGTGATGACGGCATCGGCGTCGAATTCCTTGGTCTCGCCGGCGATGCTGACGGTGATCGTGACCTGCACAGAGGTCTCTGGGCCGGGTTCTACGGGATGGGAAGTGGGTGTGTACTCAATGCTGAGCGCCTGGTTGTTGTTCATTTCTTCTCCTGTCCTGGCGTGTGATGTACATACCGTGCCTCCATCACTTCGCGGGCTTGCTGCCGATCGTCGTCGGACAGTGGCGTCGGCGTCCCGATGGCTTCGTGGATGCGTTCGTAGATGCCGTCGAGGATCAGGTCGACCGGGACGACCTCCCACGACACGGGGCCAACCAGTCGGGTCAGCCCGGCGATTCGGCTGACCTGGTGATCACAGGCGATCGACCATTTCCCGTTGCGGGCGTCGTGGCGTGCCATCTGCAGGTCGCTCCATGCGAGCCTCAGTAGCCAACGCAGGGCCGAGTCGGGTGTTGCGTACTCCTCGCTGGTGGCCCGCGCCTCGGCGAGCGATTCATCGAGGGATTCGAGCACGGTCCGTTCGCGCCATCGGTACGCCAAGTCGGCGGCGGTGAGCTCCTGGTACTCCCCGGTCATCGGGGGTCCTCCTTCGGTGGGCGGGTCGTGACGTGCCATCCTCCACACCCACCTGGCGGACATTCGTACGTCCTGGCAAGTGCAGCGTGGCCGTATCGGATTAGCCGGGATGCAGCCCGTCCCGCACTTGCCTTATCCCGGTAGGACGCTTTCGGCGACCCATCGCCGTTCGTTTGGCTGTGGCAAAGAATCACGATGCCTTCCCTTTGGGCGGCTTGTCGCAGGGCGCGACGTCGAACGGGTGGAGCCACTCGTAGCCGTTGCGTAGGCAGACGACCCCGTGTCGACACTTCTTAGTCACGGGCTTGCGCGTGAGCTTTCCGTAGGGCTGCGGCCATTTCGGGTCGCCGGGCTTCAGCGGCCATGCGATCGAGCTGAGCGATTGCAGGTGATGCCCGCGATGGAAGAACGGGTCAGCCCACAGGCACTCGCCCATCCGGCGCAGGACCCACGCGTCTGCGGCGTTGTCGTCCGCCGGCCGCGTGCCGGACATCTCCTCCACGGCGTCCATCACTGCCGTCTTGTCGGCCCATCCGTCACCCGTGGCGAATTGCTTAAGAGAGGAAGGGCTGACGTAGGCGAACGGGATGTCGTACCGGGCCAATACTTCCCGGGTTACGCCGTGCACGAGATCGAGAATCGCCGACCCTGACTGGTACGGCGGCACGGCCTCGATCATCGCCAGGACGGGCGCGCGGGTGTGGGCGTAGTGGGTAAGCCAGTCTCGGATGTCGCAGAGCCGCTTGTCCCCGCGCTTGGCGTCGGTGTACAGCGTCTCGGTCCGGTCGGGGACGGACAGCCCGGGGGCGGTCAGCGAGAGGTCGAGCCCGATGACGTTCATCGCCGTCGGCCCGTGCAAGCGATGAACATCCCGATGGCGATGCCAGCGAGACCAGATACCCCCACTGAGATCCATTCCCATGCCGCGCTGGTCACCTCGGCTTCCGCCAATCGGCCGCTCGCTGGCACGTAACAAAGTGCGACGTGCGCAGGGGTTCGGTCGGCGCCGGAAGTGTCTCCTCCGGCATGGGAAACGGCGGGTAGGCGTCGCTGCCGCTGGATACGAACAAGTCCGCCGGGGTCACCTGGCTGGGCACCACTTCGGCCCACACGATGCCCTGACGGCTGTATAGGCGGACGTTGCCGCCGGCGACCGGTTCGGCGTCGACCGGCATGGTCCCGGACTTTCCGGTCTTGGCGTTTGTGGTGCGCGCCCAGATGATCGGCGCCTTGCACGTCTCGGTCCGGCAGCGCTCGACGGTGAAGCCCTCGGGCGTGGTGGTCATAGCTTCCCCATCCCTGCGGAGATCAGAAAGGCTCCCGCGAGAATGGCGCCCGTGAACCCCAGCGCGTACGCCCAAGAAACGAGGGCTTCCTTGATGCCCGCCGTTCGGGCCATGCCGATGAACACGACGGCGAACACGGCGAGCAGGATGGCTACTCCCGCGATGATGGAGGTCGCGGTCATATCGGCATCTCCCCTTCCCGCTCGTCGTCCTCTCGGATGTGCAGCGGATACAGGTGCGACGGAATCCCGGCGTCCACGGCCCGCTGAAGGCAGTCCCACGTGCCGCGCGAGCCCTTGGCCGGGAAGGCTAGGCACACATCGGCGCCGAGGCTGACCATGTGCGCGTTACGGACCGGACCGGCCCTCCTGCCCAGTCGATCCCATTCGGCTGGGTGACCTTCCGATGCCACCCCCGGCGAACCTTCGGCCCACTTCTTCGCCACGAGGTCAACGCCGCCGTACGGGCATTCTCCTTGAACGACGACCACGACCCGCGGCGAGACGACACGCGCGCCCGTTACTAGGACGCGGAAGTCGTTCATACCGGCATCTGTCCTTCCCACGGCGCCTCTTCCGCGCCCTCGTCTCCGCCGTTGGTGACCGCCTCGCGGGCGTTGCGCGACCGCTGGCCGGCGGGACGGCCCTCGGCTGCGGCAGGTTCGGCCGAGGTGCGCTGGTAGATCTCCAGCATCGACGTGAGCGGGTTGTCGGTCTTCAGCGCCTTGTCGATGGCGTCGATCGCGGCGTGCGCCTCGCTCTTGGTCAGATCCTTGATCGAGGTGATCGGTCGTCCGATCATGTCGGTCATCAGGGCCAGCCGTTCGTCCCGATCGGTCACTTCGAGCTGGCCGAACTGAATAGCGAGCTTGCGCTGCATCGGCACGGTGGGAGTGTCGGCCTCTTCGCCCGGGAGCGGCGGACTGGCCGGGCGCTGACGCTGTACGGTCTCGCCCTCCGCAGCGCCCAGGGCGGGCGCCCGGGTGGTGGCGGTAGCGGGGCGGGCCGTGGCCTTTACGGGCGGCCGCTGCCGGCGCTGCACCGTCCCGGCGTTGGCCTCGTCCTCGGCCTGAGCGGCGGCCGCGTCGTCGTCTTCGGCCGCGGCGAGCCCGGTTACGGCGAGCAGGCAATAGCGACGTAGGTAGGTAAGACGCCCGCCGAGGATCTGTATCCCGCCCTCGGCGGAGAATGGCCACTCCCCCGTCCGCTCTTCCCCAGACTCGTGGAGCAGTGAGTACTTCAGCGACATGCCCTTGCCGTCGGACCCGGCACCTGGGAACGCGGTGAAGCTGAGCCCGTGCTTGCCGAGCAGCGGCATGGCGACGGCGGTCACGTTGGCGAGGGTGGCGTAGCTGTACCCATACGCCTTGCTTGGATCTTTCGTCTCTACGTCAACGTGTCGGTCCCGTTCGAGCGCGGGCATTTCGGCCTGGAACGCGGCGAGCGCCTTGTTCAGGTTCGGGGTGCGATTGCGGAGGATGTGGTCGGCCTTCTCAGCCTGTTCCCTGGTCAGCGGTTCGGTCATGGGTCAGTCCTCAACCTTGGCGAGCGTGTAGGTGGACGCGGTGGGCGGCTCGATCGGCGTACCGATCAGGTCGCGGGAATCCTTGTCGAACTCTCCGACCTCGCGGACGTAGCGAAACGTCCGGTACTGCTCTTCTCCGGTGACGACAGGCAGGAGCGAGTACCCGTCCGGCCGGATCCATACGGCGCCTGTCCATGTCACCTCGGGCATCGGGAACGCGGTGTCCGGATCGCGCGGGTCGGTCTGCATGTACTCCGCGAACCGGTACCCCGAGAGTTGCAGCGCGGTCTCGCCGTAGACCCCGGTTCGTCCGGTCTTCGCGTCGATCAGGCAGTCGCAGACGAACCCGTCGTCATCGCGCGGCAGATGATCGTATTCGGGCATGTCGGGTAGCAGGATGTCGCCAAAGATGTCGAGCTGTCCGCAGTACTGGTGCGTCTCCGAGTACACCAGCGCCTCGACGTAACGGGCTCGTAGCTGGAATTCGTCGATGAATCGCACGTACGACTTGACGAAGGGCAGGAGTAGATCGGGGACGGTGACTCGCTCCCCGCGAATGATCCGTTCGCCCATCTTGTGTACGGCCGTGCCCTGGTTGGATGCCTTGTCCAGGTTCTCGTACCGTCCGCCCTGCATCTTCTTCAGTCGCGCGGCAGGGCTGAGCTTGGCGAGCTCGTCCCAGTGATCGAGCGTGTATGCGGCGGTCTCGTTGCCTGCCCAGTTGATGAGGCCCTTCTTTGGCGTCCCGGCATCGATGATGGAGGTCACGCCGGGTACCCGCGCACCGTCGGCGTCGAGGTCGATGTACCAATGGTTCTTAGACCCGTCCTTGCGTACGACTCTCACCGGCCGCCCTCCGATCGGTACAGCCGCAGCGCCACCGCGGCGAGCAGCGAGGCCAGGGCGTACCGGCTCAACGCCTGACGGTCGAGCCACCTCGACAGGGCGACGCCCGCCACGGCCGAGTCCTGCCCGTCGAGTTCGGCGACGTGCGACATCAGGATGTCCACCGCCCGCGCCTCGGCCTGGTCGTATGCCGCGATCTTCGCCGCCCGCCTGTCGCCGCTCACCGGCTGCTCTCCGATCGGAGTGTGATGCGCTGGTTGGCGTAGGGCTGCAACGCGAGTTCGGCGTGATCGATGCTGCACACCCAGACCCACGAATGGCGGCCGGTGAACAGGCCGATCGCCCATTCGCGGAAGGTGGTGGTATGCACGCGGAAACGGATGGCCTCGGCAGTGGCCCCGCATACGACGCAGATCTCAGGCAGGTAGGTCACCGGCTGCTCTCCTGTTCTGTGCGTGACGCCTCGGCCATGAGCGCGATCATCGCGCGGCGCGAGTCGTCGGCGAGGGCGATGATGCGGGCGAGCGCGGCCACCGTGTCCTCGGGCGTCTTGTGCTCGAGGTTGGCGATGTTGGCGGTGATCGACGCGAGCGCCGACAGGTGGGAGCGTCCGTAGACGCGAAGGACGCGCGGGTCGGTGGTGGCCATGAGCCGCCGGGCCGAGTAGCGCCCCTCGGACATCGGGAAGCGCCCCTCCCAGTCGTACTTCCCCCCGTCGTCGGTGACGATCCACGGTCCGACGACGTTCATGATCCTGAGGGTTCGCCCGACCTGGTCCCGGTCGTCGGGTCCATGGCTGGCGGTCAGTTCCACGGCGGCGTCCCCGACCTGCGGCCAGCGTTTCGCGGCGGTCATGACGCGCGCCCGTTCGCGTGCTCGACGGCGGCCACGGCCTGGCGGACGATCTCAGGCAGCTTCGGCCCGGAGAGTTCGACGAGACCGAACCGGCGGCTACCGGCCTCGCGGGCGTCGCGGGCCGGTCTGCCGTATCCGGCGGGCAGTCGTCGGGGTCCGGACAGTTCCAGTTCGATGACCTGCCCGCCGGCGATCGTCAGCGCGACCTCGGTTGGCCGGAACCACGGCGAGTGGAGTTGCCCGGGAAGTTCCTTCAGCGGCAGCGCGCCGGTGATCTGAAAGCTGACGGTCCGCTTCTCGTCGGTCTTTCTGAGGGTGGCCACGGTCAGTCCTCGTCGTCCACGACGGTGATGTCGATCAAGTTGTAAACGGCGTCATCGATCGCCTCGTCCCGGTGTGTGGCGATCATGTCCCGCCACTCGCCCCACGTGTATCCGGTTTCGATCGTGCCGTGGAAACTGATGTTGCGGTCCGACGAGTAGGTGAGGATCACGGGATCGGTATCTGCGTGCGGCATGTCGGTCAGCCTCTCCGGAAGAGTCGGGCGAGTCGGGACGGGCGACGGTGCGTGGTGGCGATGCCGAGCGAGCGGCGCATCTTGACCAAGTCGGCCACGTTGACGCCGAGGCGAGCGGCGGCGGTGTCGAGGTCTCCGGTCAGGTCGTCGCGGTTGACGCTGGCCCATCCCGCGACGTTCTGAAGGTCGTCGGGCCCGGGCGTCGCGGCGGGGTCACCTCCGGGCAGTCCTCGGGCGTTGCCTGCGGCGAGCAGTCGTGGATCGGTGTGCCATTCGGGCATTGGTCGGTCCTTTCCGGAAGGCGAAGTAGGCAACGGACGCAGCGGTCAGGGTGAGTGAGACGACGGTCAGCCAGTGCCCGAGTGCGAGGTTGGCGACGTCGAGCATGATCGTGGCCTGTCGGGTGCGGCGTGCCCGTCGCCCTCCTCGATCCATAGGGGTTCCATGACCAGGTCGTCGCCGAACGTCATCAGTGCTCGACCTTATCGACCAGTTCGGGGGTGATCGCGTTCATCGCGAGCACGAGCGGGCTCAGCCCCAACGCGCGGGCGATGGTCACCAGGTCGGGCGAGACGCTGATCAGCGGACGCTCACCGGACAATCGGCGCGACACCCACATGGGGTGCGGCCGGTCGCCCGTGAGCCGCTCGATCGCGTCAGCCAGCGCAGCACCGCTTAGGGCTTGATCCTTCATTGCGGCACGCAGGGCTTCGGCGAGTCGAGCAGCTTCCGGGTTGGCTTGTGGCACGTGCGTCACCTCCTTCTGTTCGGTGGTTACGTGCGCGATGGGGTAACGCCGGCCTGCCGTCACTCGGTATCTAGGTCCCCGTGTCTGTCCGGGGTCTCTACCGGCTGAGACGATCCGTACGCGTCCGTGCCGCCTCAGCTTTTCCATCACGTCCTGCGGGGCGGGAGTCGAACCCGCGCGGAGCCTTGCGGCCTGCCGTTCCTTCCATCCCGAGGTCCCACGGATTTTTGACCAGGTAGCCCACGTTCGGGCGGTCCGCTCACCGTGCATTGCTCCCGTGGCCCGAGAGGGAGTCGAACCCTCTCCATCGCGCGCCTCGTTTGAGGCATTACCCGCGGAGCCGTGGGCCGGGGGCCGAAGCCCCCGGCGGGTAGGTCAGCAGGCACCGCATTCCGGGTGCCCGCAGTGGCAGTCCATGTCCGGCTCGTCCGAGACGATCCGGGCGAAGGTGGTGAAGACCCACTGCCCGGAGGTGCGCCCGTCGATCGGCCAGACGAACACCATGTCCGAGCTGAGGTCGTCAATTGCGGCCACCTCGAAGACGCGCTCGCCCTTGGGTGTGACGGTGATGTAGTTGCCGGGCTGAAGATCGGTGTTGAGCATTTCCGCCTCCTTGGCTGTTGAGTTGTAGTGGATCAGGTCAGGTCTTCGGGATCCGCTCGGAGATGCAGGGCTCGTCGTAGTTCTTCCGAATGCGATGCGAGGGGGTGCCCGTGCGGCGCATCGCGTCGTAGAAGTCGTTTGCGGCGGCCTTCGACGAGTGCCGGCGAACGAACGTCTGCATCTCCCCGTCCCGGGATTCGGTGTACTCGACCTCGAACATTGGCGGCCCTCCCTGACAGAATTTGGGTGCCCGTCTTTCCGGGCTGTCAGCTTGGCTCGCGGGAAACGCGCCCTCATGTCTGCATTTCGATCAGCTTCGGCAGAGGTGGAGAACCACCCTTTTCGGTGCCCGGTACCTCGCTTACCCGGTCTACCTAGATCCCGCTTCCCGTCCCGCTTGCCTTACATCTCTAGCTTAACCGAATCCGGTTAAGTGTCAAGGGTGTCAAGTTTCGGATATGGCAGATCCGGCCAGCGGAGGGCACGTCTCAAGGCGCGCTTGCGATGCGGCGTGCCCAGAAACTGCACGTAACGGTGCTTGTCGCCCGCCGGTATCCACCTTCCTGGAGGAAGGTCCGTCCAGCCGACAGTCCGCGGATGTAGCGTGCGGCCGTCTTCGCAGCGGTAGATCACATCACCCGTGCTTGACCCCGTGTAGATCCAGTTCGTCGCCTGGTAGATCGTGCCGACGTGGCCGTGGCGCCCGTCTGCGTACGAGATCAAAATAAAAATGTCCGGGCGTTCCATGCGCAAGTGGCGGAACGATTCGGCGATGAATCTCGACTCGCTGTTTCGGGGCGCCCAGTCGTACAACGCGAGCCGGGTGAGTTCTAGCACGTTAGGCGCGTACTCGGGGCCGCAGATGGCACGCGCATTAGGGCGCGGGATGGTGCCGTATGTGATGACGCCGGCGAGCGCGTTGTCGATCCATAGGCCAAGTCGGACGGAAGTCGAACCGGGCCTGCCAATGTAGTGTGCTGCGGCGAGTACCTCTTTGGTCAACTCGTAAGAGATCTCAGCGACTCGGATCACCGGTCGGGCTGCCGAATCCGGTTGAGTGTCAAGGGTGTCAGCGGGATGGCGTGCGCTCCTCGTGTTCGGCGACGTGCTCCACCGCGAACTCGATCGCGGCGTCGAGGCTTGCCCACGTGTCGCCGTCCTCGATCAGAATGTCTTGCCGGCTGGAGCACTCATGCCCTTGCGCGTCGCCGTTGCACGACACGGCGTAGACCTCGTACGGGCCGGCGGGCCAGACGCTGGCAACGACGCGACGCTCCTTCGCATCGCCAAATTCGGCGATGACGTCGAACTGTCCGGTGACGATCGGCATCAGCGGGGACCTCCGGTCAGGTGCAGGGTGTGCAGGTCGTTCTTCTCGATCTCGAGCTTGCCGGCGGCGGCCAGCGTGCCTACGGCGGTGAGCAGTCGGCCGTCGTGCTGGCCGACGCCGAACACCCGGGCCAGCATCGGCAGGGTGATGGCGCCGATGGAGATCGCGGTGACGACGTTGCGGGTGTTGACGGTGCGCAGGGTCAGAGGCATGGCGAGCCTTCCTGATGTGGTGGGATGCCTCGCGCGGACGGGGCGTGGGTGGGTCAGTCGGTGGATGCCTTCTGAAGCATTTCGGCGGCCGGGACGATGAATATGCCGTCCTCGCCGGACCCGTCCAGGCGATCCAGGAACGCTGCCAGGTCATCGCCGGTCATGGTTACGGCCACCTCACTGCCCCGGCCCCGGGCGCGGACGGTCACGGTCATCCCCAGAGCTGCGGCGCGGGCCTGCAGCCGCTCCGCCCGGGCGATCGCCGCGTCCGAGCGTGCGTCCGCCTCAGCGCGCGCGGCGTCGCGGACGACCCTCGCCGCTGCCCGCTCGGCGACGGCCTCATCCCAGGGCCCGTGCAGGTCCGCGAACCGCACGTACGTCTCGCGGTCCTGCCGCTTGTAGACCGACACCTCCTCGCCGGGGTCGCCCTTCGCGATTCCCTTCAGGTACTGGCCCCTCGGCGACGGGGAGTAGGTAGTGCGGAATCTGCCGATCTTGGCGTACCGGGTGGTGACGTCGTCGAAGACCATCTTGAACGCTCGGTAGCTGGCGTAGTCGCGCCAGTCCTTGGCGGGGTCGTGGTAGTAGGCCACGCCCGGCTTGACGTCGGAGAGTTTCACGGGTTGATCCTTTCGGGCGAGGGTGGGTTTCAGTCGGTGATGACGCGGACGATCGTGGCGTAGTTGTCGCCGTGCGGGCTCGGGTATCCCGTAGTCCGGTTGAACCGGTGGCCGTTCTCGCAGACGATCAGCGTGGGGGTGATGCGCTTGATCCGCGTCTTCCACCCGAATCCTTGGGTGGTGCCGCCGCCACTGATGACCACGCAGTCACCGATCTTGAGCGTGTTTAGATCTATCTCTGCGCGAGCCATGGTGGTCCCCTTCCCCGGGCGATCAGTACGTGCAGGTGTAGGCGTCGGTGGTGGCGAAGTACGCGTCGGACCGTGCGGCCTGTGCGGCAACGACGGCGAGGTCGTCCCACGTGCGTACGACGCGGGCGTAGGTGCGCATGGTGTTCCGCAGGGATCGCGACACGTCGGGGTACTCGTGACCTTCGGCCCGGTTGCGCCACAGTTTGCGAGCGGCTCCCCGGAACCCGTCGACCGAGCGCTGACGTTCGGCGGCGTACGGGTGGGCGTCCTCGTTCGGCGCCTCGGGCAGTGGGCCGTCCCATCCGTCCCGGGGCTCCCACTTGTCGCATCGTGTGCACAGCCAGATCGGCTGAGAGCGGTACTGGAAGGTGGGGTCGTGCGGGCCGAAGACGCTCGGGGTCATCGGGTTGCCGCAGGAGTGGACCCGTGCGGCGGCGGTGGGGCGGGCGTTCTTGATCCCGTTCAGCGAGACCTCACGGGCGAGCCGCTCGGTGTTCTCGACCAGCGCCTCGGCGTGGTCGGCCTCGCGAGCGTCGATCATCCAGTAGGCGCTCACGCGCGGGGTGTCCTCGTGCCGTACCTGCCACGCGTCGACCTGACGGTCGCTCGCGCGCTCCATCGCCTCGGCGTTCTCGCGCTCCATGCGCTCCATGGCCGCAGCGCGCCGTTCCGACATCTCAGACCGATGCGCCTCGTCCCACGCCTCGGCGATGGCCGGACGGGCGACATCGGCGATGAATCGGGCGGCGTGGTGGCGGGCCTCGGCCAGCGTCCGAACCTCCCGGCAGAGGCCGATGGACCCGGTCGACGTGTCGGCGGGACGGAATGCGCGGTAGCCCTTGCCGTACACAACGATCTCTACGCCGGTCTCGTGGTTGGTCCACGTGTCGGCGGAGGTCTTCGGGAAGGTGATCGGGTGGGTCATCGTGACTCCCGGGGGTGCGTCGGTAACTGACACCCCTAACGTTAACCGAAATCGGTTAAGTGTCAAGGGTGTCAGGCGGACGAATCTTCGGGGGTCGTCGGAGCGTCCCGCTGACCCGCGTACGCGCGCACCGAATCCGCGTACAGACGGCGGTGACCGCGAAGCGGATGCCCGTTGCGATCTTCGCGGCCGGTCCCGGGCGAAGTCCACCGGTGCTCGATGGCCCCCGCTTCGCAGAGACGGATCACCGTCGCACGCGACGTGTCGAGGATCTTCGCTGCCTGCTCGGTCGTCATCGTTTCGCGGGGTTCGGGGGCCGCGTCCTTCGCTTCGCTGCTCATGCGAACCATCTTGCCATACCAAGTGTCGTTAGTCGCGCAAGTCGCGTGCCTCCTGTACTCTGCGAAACCATGAAGACCAGGAGCGAAGCGAAGCTTGTAGATGCGAAGATCGGCGGGGCCGCGTCCCCCCGTGGCGCCCTCGTCTGGGCGGTTCGCTTCGGCCTGGCGGCGGGCGTCGCGGCGTCCGTCTTCGCGAACGCGATGCACGCCCAACCTTCGCTCGTGGGCAGGGTCATTGCCGCCTGGGCACCGCTTGCGTTCTTCGCTGTGGTCGAGTTCCTGTCGTACATGCCCGCCGGCCGTTCGCTCGCCTCGGCGATTCGCTACGTTGCTGCGGGCGTCGTCGGGGCGGTCGCTGCCTGGGTTTCGTACTGGCATATGACGGCCGTCGCTTCGCGGTACGGCGAAGAGTATTCGCACCTCCTCCCGCTGTCGGTGGACGGCCTGATTGTTGTCACGTCGATGTGCCTCTTCGAGCTGAAGCGGCGACGGCGGTCGATCCAGCCGGACCCGGTGGAGGTCGTGGCGGAGGCGAGCGTTGCGGCAGGGGTCCCGGTCGATCTGGATCTCGGCGCGAGGCAGCCTGGCGTCTACCGCGCGCTCGGGGAGGACCCCATCCCGCCGCTGTACATCGGTTCGACTGCCGACTTTCCCGCGCGCGTGCGGTCCCACAAAGCGCAGTCAACAGAGTGGTTCCCCCTGGTCGTGCGCTGGACTTTCGAGCCGTACCCGACTCTCGATGATGCCCTGATCGCTGAGCGCGTGCTGGTCGACGCTGAGCATCCGATTTACAACCGTCGGCTAATCGGCGGGCTGAAGCCGCAACGGCGTGCCCCCATGCCCCGCGGCGTTAAGGCGGAGATCCGCCCGCCGTCTGTAGACGTGGCGTCGGCCCCACCGCCGCGAGATTCCCGCCCAAACTTCCCGGAACGGGGCAGTAAGGACGGAGATCGGGACCGCCGTGACGTCTTCGCCCGCAGGGTGGTCGAGGGTGGTGAGCGTGCCGCCGACCTCGCCAAGGAGGTAGGCAAGTCGAAGCGCTCCATTGAGCTATGGGTTAAGGACTACCGCAGGCGGCACGGGCTGACGCTGGGCGAATTCACCCCGCCGGCCGCCCCCGACCAGCACGTCAACGGCGCTGCGCCAGAGGTAGGGGTGAGCACGTGAGCCGGACATCGAACGTCAACGTCACCAGCGAGCGGAACCCCCGCAAGCGGGAGCCCGACGACCGGGCACAGCCGTTCCTATCGGTGCTGCTCACGGCCCTGTTCGGCGTCCCCGCCCTGGTCATCGTGCTGCGGTTCTTCCTGTTCTTCAGCCCCGAACTGAAGTGGATGATGGTCTGGCTGTCGCTGTTCCTGTTCGGCACGGTCGGCCCCGGGGTGGCGCTGGGCATCGGCCACAAGGTGACCAAGCGGATCCCGTTCGTGATCTGGCACGTCGCGCTCACCATCGAGGCGTTCGCGGTGGCCGTCTCGATCGGCGTAATCCTCGGCTGGCACCGGACTGGGCCGCACTGGTGGAACCGGATCGCGGACGTGTTCACGGTCCCCGCGTCCGCTGCGGTGATCTACCTGCTGTGCTCGATCTTCTTCGCGGGGACGTGGCTGCTCTACCGCATCGACGCGTTCCGCGCGGCGACCAGCTCGGGCGAAGAGGGCGGCGGCCTGGCGGACCTGCTGAAGTGGCCGAAGGGCGCACGCATCCGCGCGAACACTATCGACGGCGACGAGTTCGCGGTGACCGCGACCATCGACCATACGGGCGTACCGATCTCGCAACTGCGAAGTGCGTTGCCCGCGCTGGAGGAGAACCCCGGAATCATTCGCGGGCGAAGTTCGATCGTGCCCGCCGAACGCGGCGGGACCTCGCAGATTCGCCTCGTGCACACCGACCCGCACAAGACGTGGCGCCCGTGGCCGGGGTTGTCTCACCCGGGCGAAAGCTTCGCTGCGCCGATTCGCACCGCGTACTACTCCGACGGGGCGCCGCAGTGGTTCTCCTTCGCGCGAACCCCAGACGAACTTCGCTCCCGGGTCGCACCGAAGTTTCGCTCCCCGAACGACGTGTTCCTCGGTCGACAGGGCATGACCGGTTCGGGGAAGTCGGGCGACGCGGCGATCGAGATCGCGGAGGTTCTTTCGCGAACCGATGTCGTCGCCATCTACATCGACCAAGCGAAGATCATGCAGAACGCAGGATGGTGCCTGGACATGTGCACGCTCGCCTCGGCTTCGCGTGCGCAGTCGCTCGCGCTCTTCGCTGCGTTGCGCAGGCTTGGCAAATACCGGGCGGACGCGCTGAGCGGATACCGCAATTTCAACGCCGCCGCCGCGTACACGACGGGCATGCCGTTCATCTACATCTTCGCGGACGAGTTCGACATCGTGAAGGAGGGCGCGAACTTCGAGTGGCTGGCCACCAAGGGCCGTTCGCTCGGCTTCCGCCTGTCGATCACCCTGCCCCGCGCGGTCGGTACGGCGCTGTCCACCGACGTCCGCGCGGCGGTCGGCGCGTGGAAGCAGTTCGGGATCACGCAGGACTATGACTCGGCGTTCGTCATCTCGGACGAGACCCGCGAGGCGGGCGCCAACGCCGAACAGTTCGCGGCCAGCGTCCCGGGCGCCCACTACCTCGACAAGGCGCCGGGGGTGGACCCGACCCGGTACCCGATCGACTGCCGCACCTACGAGACCCGCGAGGACTACGGCGACCTTCGCGAGGCGGTGCTCAAGGCGCGGACCACGTTCACGCCGGCGACCTTCACCGATGAGGAGATCAGCGTGCTCGGCCCCGTGTGGAACCTGTGCCGCCCGTCCGCGGTCATGTTCGGCGCGAAGGGCGAGGACGACGCAGAGCCCGCTGTCACGACCGTGACCAGCGCAAACGCAAGCGAAGGGACCGACATGCAGCAAACGATGGAGCTCGACGGCGACGACCTGGGCGAAGACTTGGACCCGGATGCTCCGGCCGCGCCCACAGCGGAGGAACGCGCCGAGTACGGCGACCCGCGCGAGCCGGTCGAGCCGCTCGGTGACGGCCAGAACATCGAGTTGGACGGCCCGGGACTGAAGCCCCGCCCGTCGTCGCCCGAGCACGCGGTGGCCGAGTTCGACGCCGCGCTGGTCAGGATGGCCGAGCGCAAGGTCATGCGGTTCACGAACGCGGACGTGGTGGCCGAGATGGTCGTCCAGCCGTCCGAGTCGTGGATCTCGAAGCGGTTCACGGGACTGTGCGATGAGGGCAAGTTCGTCTCGCCTCCGGGGCTCACGATCGAGCGGGACGGCGTGCGCGGGCACTACCTGCTCACGTACATCGCGGGCCCGCGCACGCACGGTGCGTGACGTCCGCAGGCCCGGAAAGTCGCGGGAGTGGAAAGTCGGGCAGAGGGAGGGACGCGACCTAAGGAGATCGGCCGACTTTCCGCCCGGAAAGAGAGGATTCAAGTCGTTGGAAACTCAGCGGAAAGACAGCGTTTGTCATAGATTAAGTGATCACGGAAAGTCCGTCAAGTCACAGACCGTAGCCAGAAAGTCAGCAGAAAGAGGCTCGCCATGCCGACGTTCCCCCCGAGGATCGACATCTACACCGCCGAGGACATGAAGCAAATGACCGACGCCTTCCGCGCCGGGCTCATGCAGGGCGCCGACCAGTCCCTCAACACCGCCGCCGCGCTGCATCCCCGCATCGTCGCCACCCTGCGTCAGTGGGGGCTCGACGGGACCAACCGGCTCGGGATCGGGTCGGACGCCAACAAGTCGGCCAACCGGGTCATCCGGCAGATGCAGCGCTCCGCCGAGCACATGACCTCGGCCGCGTTCTACATGAAAGCCGCCAACATCGACTTCGTCCGCCTCGTCGTGGTGCCCGTCGCCGTCGCCCGCGCCGAGCGGGAGAAGAAGGGTTCCACCCTCAAGGTCTGACCCGCCCCATCCGCAACGCTCGCCGAAAGGAACGCCCGTAATGACCATCCGCACACCCGACGGACTCGCCCAATTGCTTGCCCGCCTGTTGGCGCACAAGCGCGATGTCCGGACCGCCCGCCGCGAACTCAACCCCGTACAGATCGGAGTGGGCGACCTCATCCGCGCGGCTTACGAGTACGCCGGCGGCCCGGACGCGCAAGCCCTCAGCTCCTACCACGGTCGCGTAGTCGAGCAGGACATCGCGAAGATCGAGGAGTACCTCGGCATGATCGAGGGTCGGATCGACCGGCTCCGCAATCAGGCCAGCCTCGCCGCGCAGGCGGTAGAGACGGCTGACGCCAAGCGCAGAGTCTCCGGCGTCAGACTGAAGATCTAGAGACAGGACGAACCGATGGCCCGCCGATATGTCAGCTCCGCCGAGCGGCGGACCCACGACCGCGAGATCCGCCGTCTCGCCGCGAACCGGAAAGTCGGGCACGATCACGCCTACCTGATTCTGTTCGGCGGCTGGATTCCGTGGGCTGTCGGATTCGTCCTGGTCGCGATCGGGTGCGCGTGGATGTGGTTCCACGTCGACCACCGCACCATCGCGTTCGCGGCGGCATCCCTCGGGTTCTTCGCCCTGCTCGCCTATGTGGCGTCGACCTACGCCGTGACCGGGGTGCAGGCCCGGCAGATGGCCCTCGCGACCGGCCGCCCCCCGCGCCCGATGTGGTGGCACGGGGTGCTGGTCGCCGGCGTCGCCCTGCTGGCCCTCGCGTATGTGGCGATGCCGCGATGAACGGCCTGGTGACCTGGCTGCGCGCCCAGCTCGATGAGGACGAGCGGGTGGCACGGGGAGCGACGCCGGGCCCGTGGACGGTGAGCAGGTCCGGCGAGGACGTGCACTCCTACGACCAGGGCCTCACCGTCTCGGAAGGCTTCAGTGGCGGGCCGTGGTCGAAGGTGAATCCCGTGCACATCGCCCGCTGGGACCCGGCCCGCGTGCTGGCCGAGGTGGCCGCCGACCGACGGCTATTGGACGAGTACGAACAAGCCCGGACCTACTACGACCTGCACCGCGAGGCGCCTGCGGGCGAGGCGTACGGCCTGTTGACCGCCGTCAAGATACGCGCGTTGCCGTACGCCGATAAGCCCGGATACCGCGAGGAGTGGCGGCCGTCATGAGTCACAGCACCCGGGGTCAGACGGAGTTCGTCGTGCAGCGCCGGGTCGTCCGGTGGATGGGTGCCGCCGTAGCCCTGACCGCCCTCGGCTTCATGGTGCTGGTCGGGTGCATGTGGGCGTGGATGCACCGGCAGGGTGCGGACTCGCTGTCGGTGGACGTGCTGCTGATCGTGTCCGGACTGATGGGCATGGCCGGTGGCATGGCAGCCGCGGTGGCTGCGATGTGGGCCCGATGACGCTCGGACTCGTTCTGCTCACCCTCACCGCGTGGCTGGTGCTGGCCCTGATCGTGCAGATCGCCAGGTGGCGTGCGCAGGATGCGGTGCAGCAACTACCGCCCCCCCGGGCGCTGCCCGTCCGCCGTCCGGTCCGCGCCGATGTGCCCCACCTGTTGTACTGCTACCTGTGGGCGACGACGCTGCGGCCGATCTACTACGGCATCTCGAACGAGCCCGAGGTGCGCGGGTCGCGGCACCTCACCGATCCCGACGATGAGTGGTGGATGCGGCAGTCCACCGGCGTGATGGTGCCGATCCGTTGGCTGCCCGATCGCTCCGCTGCTCGAGCTGCGGAGCGTGCGGCCATTCGGGATGGCGCGCTTGCGGGTGAAGATCTCGCCAACGATCACCACAACCCGAGGAGGCGTACCCGTGCAGGAACATGTCAGATCTAGTCGGCCGCCCCGACGGTCGCCCCTCGCCGAGTGGCGAGAGCGGGATCTTGTGCGGCTGATCCGCGCCGACCCTCGCACGCTGACGGACACCGAGCGGATGCTGCGGCCCGGCGCCGAGCTCGAACTGTTCTCCATCCGGTCGGGCATCCCGCTGGCCGACCTGCGCAGGATGGATCCGGGGGACACCCGGCTGCTGATCAGGACGTGGGTGCGGGCGCAGGAGCTCGCCGAGATGGACCGCGTGCTGACCGCCGAGATCCCGGACCGCCCCCCGCCCGACCGGTACACCTGGGAGTCGGCGACTCTGGCGTACGTGCTCGGCTCGCTGACCGCGCTGACCCTGCTGTTGTTCTGCGGGTTTCTGGGGAGCGTGCTGTTGTGAAGGGTGGGAGCCCGAGATGGCGTGGGTACCGTCCCGCCCGTCGCCCGTGGCTGCTAGTGCACCGCCGCCGGCCATACGCCCGGATGTCTTTCCGCCGTCCCGGGGGGCGCTGGTGTTAGCCCGCTGTACGGCCCTGTGCGGCGTCGCCCCCGTGTCCCTATCCGTCCGGGCGGGGGTGGTCGGCTTCGTGGCGCGGGGTTCGGCACGGGTGGGCGACGGGGCAGGCGAGACGCGTATGGGCGTAACGAATATCGGGGTTGCCTGCGTCGGTATGGGCGCGAGGTGCAGCGGCACGATCGCCCCCGCCGTCGTCACCACGACCACCGCCCCGGCCGTCATCACCGCGCGCCGGGCGTTCACCGCGACCGTACGGCGGTGTCTGTGCTCGCGTGCCACATGCCGTCCCATCCGAAGGATCATGCCATGACCGACGACGGATGGAAGGTCGTCGGGTACCCCGACCGCGGCCGTCTGTGGATCCCGGAGGAACTGTGGGACCCCGCCGACGGCCCGGACCCGAACGAGCCGAATGACTCCGACGAGTGGGGCGAGGCCGAATGGCTGGAGTGGTACGAGGATCGGCCGAAACTGAAGCCGATCGAGCCCAAGTTCCGCCGTCGCATCACCGACGTCCCGCCCAATCCGTACTTCTGACCCGACCTGTGAGGAGTCGACCGTGTGGCCCTTCCGACGAAAGGAACCGAACATGTCCGAGCCGACTGGCACCGCCGACGCTCCGCTACCGTCCCCCGACCCGCTGACCGATTCGGGGGTCCACGCCCTTGACACGCCCGCCGCCAGGGAACCTTGCCCGCACTGCATGGGAACGGGGAACGTCTTGACGACCAACGACCTGCTCCGCCGTTCGATCGCCCTGCTCGGCGACAACGGCGACGACACCGTCCGCGAGTTCTATCGTCGCCTGCTCGACTTCGCGCCCAGCCTTGCCGCGCTGTTCCCCGCCGATCTGGTCGCGGCTACCGAGGTGGAGACCGACAGTCCGGGCAAGCGCCAGCGGGACAAACTGCTGGCCGCCCTGGTCGCCCTGTCTCAGACGTACGACCCAGCTGACGCCGAGTCGATGGCGATCCTCGATACCCACCTCGCGACGTTCGGCCGTTCGCACGCCGCGTTCCACCGCCCGGACGGGTCGATCCGGGGGGCGACGGTGGGCGAGTACCTGGCCGTCAAGCGCATCCTGTTCGAGACGCTGCACGACGCCGCCGGCAAGGAGTGGCGGCCCGAGTACGACGACGCGTGGTCGGAGGCGTACGACTACGCCATGGTCGGGATGTTGTACACCGCTCAGCGTTCGGGGTTCCGCGCGGCCCGGTATCCTCGGCGGTAGGTAGGCGCCTGACGGCCGGTCTTTATCGGGACAGACGACAGGTAGTTGATGGCCTCCCCGGTCCAACGGGTGAGGCCATCGTCGTCTCGGTAAAGGCCCCCTTGCGATTAGTACAACGCGCGTTGTACGGTACCGGGCATGACGGATGCCGCACCCATCGACCTGAAGGCCTCACACTGTTGTGAGCTGCGGATCATCGATCCCGCTATTGCCCACGCTCACCTCCCGGCCGACCCGTCGATGTACGTGCGCACGGTGTTCCTGCCCGGTACGGCCACGGTGCAGATCGGCGAGGCGCAGGTGGTCATCCAGGAGGGCACCACGGTCGCGGTGATCAGTACGGACGACTACCAACTCGTGTCGTCCGTCCCCTGCTCGAAATGCAGGCGGTGGCCAGCGTGAACCCGCTCCGTGCCGTCGTTCGGTTCTTCGTCCACGGTCCGGGTACGCCCGACACCGTGCCTGAGTTCCCGCTTCGCTGCCAGCACTGCGACTCTGCGATCCGCCTTACCGGCGTGGATCATCCCGCGGTGCGGGGGTGGATGGAGCCCATCTTCAGCGACGCCGACGGGCATCTCGTCTGCGACCCCCGCGAACGTGTCCTGCACAAGCCCATGCCGAGTGTCCTCGGCTGACCGAAAGGCTCGCCCATGAACATCCATCTCGAACCCGCCACCGCTGCCGAGACAGCCGACACCCTCCGCGCCAGCGCCGACGTCATCCGCACCCGAGGGTGGGCCCAGGGGAACCTGATACGGCATTCGGGCACGGTCTGTGCCGTTGGCGCGATGATCGTCGCTCGGAACTCTGAGATCGGTTTCATCATCACTGACGTCACCGCCATACGTGCGATCGATCACGACACGGTCTTCGGGTCGGCGGTGACGACGCTGTGCCGATTCCTGGCTCATGACCCGGAGCCGTTCCACGGCACGATCGTGGGCGACGGATCCGGCATCGAGGAGTGGAACGACCAGGACGACATGACCGAGGGCATCGTCGTGCAGGCCATGGAGAAGGCCGCCGCGTGGTGCGAGGAGCAGGGCCATGCCTGAGCCTGCGTCCGAGTCCCGGATCATCACAGTCTCCACGCGGCGGCTCGTCGGGTCCCTGTGGCTGGTGAAGCTCGCAGAGCAGGGCCACGGCGGAACCAAGTACATGCCATGGTGGTCGAAGGGCGACCCGTGGCGGGTCGTCGTTGACCGGCTCGCTCGGGTATTGGAGTGGCGCGCTGCGCAACGAGACGAGGGCCGTACCCATGGCTGAGCCGACGACCCCACCCCTCGTCTTCAAACTCTCCACGCGGCGGATCGTCGGGAGGTTGTGGCTGGTCAAGCTCTCCTCGCGAGGGAGCGGGGCATGGCCCAGTTACATGCCGTACTGGTCGAAGGGCAACCCGCGCCAAGAACTCATGGCGCGTCATGCGCGCGTACTTGCACGCGTGCTACTCGATGAGACGCCCCCCATCGGGACGGACGACGAGACGGGAACCGATCCCCATGCCTGAGACCGACTACGCCGCAGCGGCCGAGACGCTACGCGATGCTGCCCACCTGCTGCACGTCAACGGGTGGGCCCGCGGGAAGCTGATCGATCGCAGCACTGGGTGCATGTGCGCGTGGGGTGCGATCATCGCAGCGATCGACCCTGGGCTGTTGTACCGGATCGACGTGCAGGACCTACGCGCCCGCGCGGCGACGGAAGGCCTGCTCGCCTACCTCACCGCCGACCCTCAGCCGAACTACTTCCGCGGCTGGCCGTCCGACCCCGAGCCGATCGACGCCATCGTGTACTGGAACGACCACGAGGCAGCCGACGGCGAGATGGTGGAGGGTGCGCTCCGCCGTGCGGCCGAGTGGTGCGAGGGCCGTACCCGTGCCTGACGACGAGTGGACCACTGACGATCACATCGAGCACCTCGCTGGACTGCGCGATGCGTTCGAGCGCCTACCGCTGCGGTTGCTGGTGATGACGCTGGCCATCGGCCGAACGTACGAGCGGTTCCGGCCGTCCGTGCGCCGCAACGAAGAGATCCAGCAGAACGTCGCGGTTCTCGAAGCGGTCATTCGGGAGAGACGCGAACGGAGGGGTCATGCCTGACGATAAGGGCCGCCCGTTCACCGAGGACATCGCTGCCAACCTCGGCGTGACCCCGGCGACGTGGCGCGCGTACGTGTCCCGGGGTCAGGCGCCCGGACCGGTGGCGAAGGTGATCGACGGGTCGCACGTCCGCCCGGTCTGGGATCCCCAGGACATCGCCGCGTACAAGGCGAGCCGGAGGGCGGAGTCGTGACTTCGCGTGGATTCACGTCGGCCCAGATCGCCCGCATCTTCGGGATACCCGCCGACATGGTCCTTCCGCCCCTGCGGGCACCCTTCCCGGACATGCTCTGCGACGACCCGTGGGGCGACACGGAGGGGGGGACTGTGATCTACGAGCGGGCAACTGGCCTCGAACTGGACAGGCGGCTGGCCGAGCACCTGTGCGTGTGGTGCGCCGTCGAGCTTGCCGACGCCAGCGCGGACCCTCTGTTCTGCGGCCCCGACCACGCCTATGAATGGCAGCGTGCCCGCAACGGCAAGACGGCCACGTGGCAGCCCGAGCGCGAACCCTAGCCTGCCGGTACGACAGAAAGAGCGACCGCCCCCGATCAAGGGCGGCCGCTCTTGTCTGCGCTCAGGCCACGACCGGGCCGTTCGGCGGGACCGGCGCCACCACCTGCGTACGGATGAACAGGGCCACTACGCCACCGACGAACGACATGATGACCGCCTGGTGCTCGGCATCGAGGTGCAGCCCGAACGCCACGCCCAGCGCGAGCAGGGCCGACACGAAGCCGAGGATTGCGGGTAGCTGGCCCTCGCGGCGGACCCATACCGCTACGACCAGGCCGGCGGCCGCTGCGGCGGCCGCGTTGATCCATCCCTGCTGCGTGTCGCTGAGGTGGAAGACGAACGCGGACAGGAACCGGACGCCGGTGGCGACCAGGGTCAGGAGTACGGCGGGTTCACGTTGGATTCGCATGATGAGATCTCCGATCTCTACGCGCCGTCCACGCTGGGCGGCGCGGGCTGAATGACTCGCGGATCGAGCTGGTAGTAAAGGTCCCCGGGAGTGACGTCGAGGTTCCAGCGACCGTCGTCAAAGCAGTGATACCCGACCCTGCGGAGCCCTTCGTCGCAAAGCTGGCTGCACATGAGGCGGCCGCGGTTGGCGATGTACGCCTTCAGGTGCGGGATCGGGATGTGCCACTGGATCGCGGCGAGCGCCGGGTACGACAGGAACGAGTACCCGATTCCGCGCCCGCCCCGTGCTACCACGAACCCCGTAGCGATGGCCGGAACCATCTCCCGCTGAGCGTCGAGCAGTGGGACCGACGCGTATGCGAACCCGGGGGCGACCCGGGGACGCAGCGGCCGGAACTCGGCACCGCGCGGCATGGCCTGCACGATCCGGCCGTCCGGAAACAGCGGATCGTCCAGCGCGTTGACCACCCAGAACACGTGATCGAACCGACAGGCGTCGCGTAGCAGGGTCTGACCCCAGTACGGGACCTCGCCGCCCATCCCCGCGATGGTGGCGAACCCGACGTCCCCTGGTTGTGGATCGATCGTCATGGGTCGATTCTCCTCCGTCACGGGATACCGTGCTGCGCCTTGTAGTTGTCCACGGCGGCGTCGTACAGCAGTGGGAACCGGGTCCGGATCGCGTTGGGCGGCAGCCCGGCCTTCCTCAGCGCCCGGTCCGCCGCCGTCCAGGTATCCCGGGATGCTGGAACCGCCCACCCCAGCCCTCCGGGCAGCGCCGCGAGCATCGCGTCGTCGGGGTCGGTCGGCGCGGTGATCACCCATTCGACGCCGACCCCGCCGGCGGCGGGACGCTGGAACCCGGGCAGGACAGTGCCCTGGTAGGTGACCGTGTCGATGGCCGGGCCCGGTGGCAGCGCCGCGAACTGCGCCGCCGTCAACCCCACGGTGTGCCCCCGGAACGCGAGCAGCGTCTGAGGGGTGTTCTCGTCCGCGACGAAATACAGGGTGGTAGGGGTGCCGAGATCCAGTGGCATGACGCCTCCTATCGGCGCCGGACGAACGGGCGCGAAGCGATCTTAGCGACGGCGCGGGCCAGGGACGGGGCGTACGAGTCGAGATCCAGCGTCGCCGCCGATTCGCTGGCCGAGTACGACACGGCTGCGACCTTGAACACGGTCAGCCCGTCCCGGCCGTTGCTGTTCAGACTGTCGGTGTACGCCGCGACTCCCCGCACCCGGATCAACGACCCCGCCCGGATCTCCCACGGGTTGACCATCCGGCCGTACAGGTAGTCGACGATCGGGCCGGTGATCGTCAGCCGTCCGGCGTTGACCGGGTACTGATGCTCGGCCAGGAACTGATCTCCGACCTGGTGCGCGTTGGTCGCTGTGGACGCCTCGTCGCCGAGGTCGATGTACGCGGTCCGGGAGTAGCCCGCCGCGACCAGGGCGGGCACGACCTGCGTACGCAGCGACACGTGCGTGACGCCCCGGTTGTGCCAGCGCACCATGACCCGGTCGTAGATGGTGTTCCCCGATGCGGGGGCGGAGAACCCGTCGAGGACGTCCGCCTCATACCGGATCACCGAGGGCCACGGGACCCACTCGAACCGGAACAGGTCGTTGTTCGGGTTGGAGTCCCACACGTGATAGGTGTACGCCCGCTCGAACGCGATCATGTCGTCGAGCACCTGCGCGGGGTTGACCCCGTCCGGGTAGACGAGGTGTTCGATCAGGTAGGTCGTCACTGCGATGGTGGCGTTGGCGCCGTCGATCTGCGCGCCTAGGATACGGCCGAGCAGGTCCGCGACGACCTCCGAGGCGAGCAGGGTGTCGGTGGAGTACGGGGAGGTCCGTTCGGTGCCGTCGCGCAGGTACAGCATGGTCCGGACGACGAGGTTGGAGATTTGCAGCCACCACGTGTCGGCGCTGACGTTGCCCGCCGCGCCGGTGTAGTGGAACCGGATGATGGGCCGGTTCCGGCCGTTCGTCCAGTCGGTGCCGACTACCCGGGAGATGGTTCCACCGGCCGAGTTGAACGTGGCGGACCATGCCACGTCAGCGGCGCCCACACCTGTGGTCGCCGCGTACAGGGCCGAGGTCAGGGTTGCGGCGGTCAGTCCCGTGTCCCAGTCGAACGACACCCGGGCCAATTTCTGCCCCGCCTCAGCGATCCCGACGTGCCCGGACACGCACAACGACGGGATCGCGCCGTCCACGGCGGTGCCCTGCGGGATCCGCAACTGCATGACCGAGTCCCCAGCCAGGTTCACGTCGGAGATCTGGTCGATCTGGCTGGCCGCCGTCGTGTTGTCGATCTTTATGAAGTGGTTGAAGTCGGTGTCGACGTAGTAGAGCTGCCGGGTGTCGTCTTGCAGGCAGGTGGACCCGCCGACCGCGGCCAGTTCGAACGTGTCCCCGCCCTGCCCCGAACTACGCCCGGGGTCCTGCATGATCCCTTCCCACACGACGTTCCCGTTGGTGCCGTCGTACACGTACATCCGCCCGAACTGCGCCACCTCCCCCGGCGTGAACGAGATCGGCCGGAACAGTGACGTCGTGCATTCGGTGTACCCGCCCGGGGAGGCGTTGCCGAACGACAGGTCCGCGATGTCGTCGGTGATGTGGATGTCCTGCAGGTCGGTGCGGAGCCGCACCGACAGGGGCACGGGGATGGTCATCGACCGCTACCCTGATCGTGCGACCCGGCGAAACCGCCTGAGCACAGTGGTTGCCGTTCCCGCGAGAGATGGGCGCGTGGGCGCCGGGTCGCCCTCACGTGCTCACCGGCTTGAGCGGGAAGAGGTAGCGCGGGAAGTAGCTCGGCGTCAACGAGGTGGTCGCGGACAGGGTGTCCCCCGATCCGGTGAGTGCGGTCCCCGTGCCGACGTCGCGATGGAAGAACACCCGGTTCGTGCGGTTCGGTGTAATCATCAGACCGGTACCGGCGATCTCCACGGCCTGTGTCGAGGTGATCTGCGCGCTGGCGTTGCGGGCGTACACGCTCGGCGACGGGCCGCCCGCCACGATGAAGTCGGTGACGGTCGCCGTAGCGGGCCACATGATGAGTTCCACCTTGTCGTCGGCGGGCAGGAACATCAGATAGTCGACGTCGAGGGTTCCCGTGCCGGATGTCCGGCCCGACTGCAGCGACAGGAACACGCCCTCGGTGGCGACCTCCACCCCCGACATGCCGCGTTCGAGCGGGTCGAACCCGACCGGGATCTGGATCAGCCCCAGGTCGATCATCTTGATAGTGGGGGCGCCTGCTCCCACGTCAGTCGGGAGGGTCACGGTGTCGTTGGTGACCTGCACGTCGGTACCGCCCCAGACGATCCGCATCTGGTGCACGTCCGTGCCGACGGACTGCCGGACCCGGGCGTACACCCGGTACGTGCCCCGGGCGTCGGTGCTGGCCGAGCTCGGGTGTTTGGCGATGGTCAGCCGTCCCACCACGTTGGTGGTGCCGGTGTACGCGATCCGGGCGTAGCTGCTGCCACCCCCGGACATCAGCGCGTCCGCGCCGGGCAGGGTCACGTTCGAGGCGAGGGTCATCGCTTCGGCCTGCAGGAACAGTGGGACCGCCGATACGGTGCCCCGCCGGCGGACGGCGAGGGCGGACCGGCGGCGTCCGGTGCCGACGACCCCGTTGGCGACGGTCAAGTACAGCGGGGTCTCCACGTCGCCCTTCGGGCTGGTGATGTCGAGGAACAGACCGTTCGCCGACGCCGGGTTGTTAGCCACCGTGACGGGGGTCAGTACCTCTTCGAGCCCGTACCCGAACGGTTCGCACGGGATCTCTAGCGTGACCCGGCCCTCCTGAGGCAGTAGAGCCATCGAGATCTGGTAGGTGGCGTCCGGCGCGGGGAAGGTGCGGAAGAATATCGGGTTGGTCGTGCCGAGTTGGACCCGCAGGATGTTGCCGGGCTGCCGGGCCAACTCCCGGGCGAGGTTCTGCAACACGGTCGCCTGCAGGTCGGCCGTCGACCGGGACACGTAGAGCGGAAGCTTGATCGTGCGGTTGGCGAACGCCGCCGCGGGGATCTTCTCCCCGTCAGCCAGCATCGACGCCGACACCACACGTCGCAGTTCCGGCGGGGACAGTTCCGGCTGCTCGGTGACGAAGATGCCCGCGGTCAACGTGTTGAGGTCGAGCCGGACCGTCGGGGATGAGGCGATGGAGTCGACGAACTGCCACGTGTACATCAGGCGGTCCTCCCGTACAGCCCGGCCCGGACGCCCAGCGAGATGTCCGCCCGCCCGGCGGACGCAGCGACGTGGCGCCCGACCCCGTCGGCGATGGCCGCAGGGTTGCGGCGGACCGCGTCGAGGATCGCGCCCAGCACGGCGACGACCTGATCCGAACCCCCGCCGGTCGACAGGTGCTCGGATCGTCCGGTGCCGTTCCCGACCAGGTTCCATCCGCGATCCAGGGTGACCCGTCCACCGTCCGCCATCGCGGCCTTGGACACCCGCACCAGCCCGCCGTCGGCCATCGCGCTGCCACGGTGCGCGAACACCCCGATCGACCGGGCCTGCGGACCGACCACCACGCCCCGGGACCCCCGGGACTCGAACGCCATCCCGGCGAGGTTCCCGGCCATATGCCCGGTGCCCGACGACGCCGGCGACTGGCCCGGGTGCGACCATCCGGCGATCAGCGGGCCAGACATGTTGCCTTCGCGGAACCACCTCCCCGGGAGCCCCTCGGTGGAGAACGTGTGCGAATACGGACGTTTGCCGTGAAGCATATTATATGCCGCGCTGACGATGCCAGAGCAGTCGTACCCGGTTGGTCCCGCGCTGGCCCATATGTACGGCTTGCCCGCCTGCGCCCGGAGGAACGCCATCGTCCCGCCGACGTTGCCGGCCGCTCCCGCCCCGCCCCCGCCGGTGAGGAAGCCGGTCAGCCCCGAGATCAGCTTGCGGCCCATGCCGACGAGCACGTCCCGCAGGAGCCCCGCGCCCGGGATCTTCTTGACCATCGCCTCCAGCGGCGCCTTGATCAGTTTGCCGGGGTTCGTGACCGCCCCCCACACGTCGGACAGGAAGCCGACCAGCCCGCCTTTCGCGAACCCCCAGCCCTCCGACCCGTCGCCAGGAGTGTCCATGAGCGGGCGGCCGATTCGGCGGGCGACCTCCATCGGCCCACCGCGCATGCCGTCGTTGATCCAGCGCAGCACCGGTAAGGCTTTGGCGGTGTCCCGGGCGTTGACGATGAACTCACCGGTAGCGACCTTGATCGGGCCGAGGAGCTTCCCGCCCCTGCCGACGAGGCTGCCGAGCCGGTTGTCACGGGAGCTCGGCGCCCCCGGGATCCGCCCACCCTCGGCGAACCCGCCGATCGGAGAGATCTGGGAGGTGCCAAACACCTTCGCCACCCGGTTGAACCCGCCGATCAACGGGTTGATGACCTGCCGCACGACGAACACGACGGGTGCCCTCGCGGCGGCTTGGATGCCCTTCCAGATGGCCTTGATCGCCTCGACTCCGGTCCGGAAGTTCGCGACGAGCACACCCTTCACGAAGTTGCCGAGGGAGGTCAGGATCGGCCGGATGAAGTTCCACGCCCCGGAGATGACCGACCGGATGGCGTTGAAATTCGGCAGGAAGACATTGCGGTAGAGCCAAGTGACCACCGTGGCGACCGGGCCTCGGAAGAACGCGATCAGCCCGGACAGGATGGCCCGTGCGGCGGCGATGTGGGTACGGATGACGGAGGCGATCCCGTTGAACACCGGCGAGATGACGTTGTGCCACAGCCACTTCGCGACCGGTGCGACCACGTTGCGCAGGTACGCGACGTAGACGGCGATGGCCAGTTGCGCGACGGCGATGCCCGCCTTGACCACCCATCCGATGGCGGTGAACGCAGGCTGGAAGACGTTGTGCCACAGCCATAGGGCGACGGGGGCGACCACACCGCGGGCGAACGCGACCAGGGCGTTCAACACCGGACGGATGGTGACTACCCACATTCGGTTTGCCGCGGCCGCGATCCCGTCCCACACGGCACGCAGCACGGGCAGCACGCTCGAGGTGAACCATCCGACAACGGCGCGGACTACGGTCTGGATGCCGACCCACGCCGCAGTGACGACCCGGCGGAACGTCTCCGAGTTACGCCACGCGATGATGACCGCCGCGACCAGGGCAGCGATGGCGACGATGACGATGCCGATCGGGTTGGCGGTCAGCGCCACGTTGAGCAGCCACTGCCCCGCCGCCCACACCTTCGTTGCGGCAGCGACCGCGAAGGATGCGATCCGCTGAGCGACTAGGGCGGCGGTGTTCGCGACGACGGCCGCAGTCGAACTCACCCACGCCGCGAAGTTGAACGCTAATACGGCCTTCGTGGCACCCAGCGCCCCATTGGCCAACCATTGGACGGCCGTCCACGCCACCGTTGCGACCTTGACCGCATTCGTCAGCCCGAGATACGCGACCAAGCCGGCCTTTTGAATCGCCAGCCCGATCGAGATCGCTTTGTATGTGGCGACCAGTGATAGCAACGTGATCGCCAGAGCCGCGGTCGCGGTGCGGTGCCTGGTCATCCATCCGACGATGTCCGCCACGAGGGGAACGACGAAACTCAGCGCCGTGCCGAGCCCGGACAGGATGGCTCCGCCGACTTCGCGGATGGTCGGCAGCGCCGCGTGGAAGGCGACCGTCAGAGACTGGATACCTCCGAGGAATCCGCTAGAGGTCACCTGCCCTGTCCTGAATGCGGCGAGTATCGATACCATGGCCGCGCTCGCCGTAGTCAGCGCCGACCCTGCCGCCGCCGCAGCCTTGGGGATGAAGTCCGAGAGCAGTGGGACGAGCGGCTTCAGCGCACTGGCCAGCCCGATCGCCACCGTGTCTTTCAGCGTCGACCAGACGCCCGCGAGGGTCTGCGACTGACGGGCCATCGCCCCGCCGTAGTCCTTCTCCATCTCCCGCTGCAGTAGCGGGAGCACGTCGCTGGCGAGCAGTTTCCCGGCGGTGGCCATCTTGCGGATCTCGGGGACCGGCTTGCCGAGCGCCTTGGACAGGATCGTGTAGATCGGGATGCCGTTGGTCATGATCTGATTCAGGTCTTGCAGCGAAAACCGGCCCGCGCTGATCGACTGCGATGTGGCGATCATGATGCGCTGGAATGCTTCCTGCCCGATGCCTACCGCACCGGCGGTGTCACCGAACGCCCTGAGCAGCGGCATGACCTTGTTCGCGCTCAGCCCCACTCCGAGCAGGGTCCTCGACGCGTCGATCAGGCCGGGCAGCTCGAAGGGGGTCTGTGCGGCGAACTTCTGCAGACCGGCTAGGAACACCGACGCCTTCTTGCCCGACCCGAGCAGCGTCTCGAACCCGATCTGAGCCTGTTCCAGGCTGGCCGCGGACTTCAGTCCGAACGTGACCAGCCCTGCCAGTCCGACTCCCGTCACGGCCGAGGTCAGGGCGCCGACGGTGGACGCCGCCCGGCCCGAGAAGCTGCGGACACTGCCGGTGAACTTGTCCCCGAACGCCGCACCCGACGATGTGCCAGCCCGTTCCGCTGCGCTCTTCGTACCCGAGGTGATCTGCCCCCGGACCTTGCTCATGTCGGCGTAGACGAGCAGGGAGGCTGTCGCCAGCGTGGTCGCCATCTAGTCTCGCCTCCTCCGCACGCCCATCGCCTCGTACTGCTCGGCCCGTTCGATGTCCTCCGGTGCCACCGACCGGTCGTCCGGCGGAGGCGAGATCAGCCACGCGTCGAATTCGGCCAACGCTTCAGCCACCGTGGGCAATTGCACCCCCTCGTCCACGAACGGGGCCTGAGCCTGGATGGCCAGCGCCTCCCGCTCGATTGCCCGCACCTGCAACAGGTACGACACGTCGCAGATCTCGGCGAACGTCAGCCCGTACGCCCGGCCGACGCCGCGCGAGCCTCCTGCGCGATCATGATCTGATTCGCCAGGTCCGGCCGCCCCCGCTGCTGGAACCGGTCGACTACCTTCGCCGCGACCGGGCTGAACGGCACGCCGTCCGGCCACCACTCGGCCCCGGTCGGATCGGCGACGTCCGGACTGGATGCACCAGCCGGCGAGTTCTGCCTGATGTCCGGCCGCCCAGCCGAGGAGTCGGAGGGCGGCGAGGTAGGGCGCTCCGAGATCAGCTCAAGGATCTTCCAGCACAACTCCATGAGCGCCTGCATGCCCTGCCGGTTGGCGCGGGCCGTCGACCACAGGTCGTCGAAATCGTCCGGGTGGATGTGCTCGCGCACATAGCCCTTCGACTGCTCCATGTTGGCGAGCGCCTGTTCGGGCTTCATGTCCTTGGGGTCGGCAGGCATCTGCACCTTCGCCGCCTCCTCGAACAGGTCGATGATCGTCGTCTCGGTCAGGTCCGGATTCACCCGGAACTGCCGTCCGAAGTACGTGAACGTGGCGATGACCGGATCGACCGCCGCCCCGCCGAGATCGCCGAGGTCCATGGCCGACCCCCGCACGATCTCGCCTTCCACCGTCCGGGGGTCGCGCACGTACGCCTGCCGCATCCGCTCCCGGTCCGGGGGCTGCTGACCACCCCGCCCCCGGGAGCCTCTGCTGCGGCCCGACATCACAGACCGAGCCGTGCGGTACCGGCCGAGTAGACCTCGAACGTGTTGCCGGACGCGTCGACCTCCATGCGGAACTCGCACGGGTACACCGCGAACGCCGGGGCCTTCGCGAACGCCGACTCGACGTCCGCCACGTTGATCGTCTGATAGAAGAAGATCCGCATGGTGGAGTCACCCGACTCCCACATGAGCGCCTGCCGGGTCTCTGCGTTCAGCACCGGCGGGACGAACTTCGTCAGCAGCGTTGCGCCCGCCCCCGATACCGTCGACAGCGTGCCACCGTTCATGGCCCGCTTCAGGTTCATCATCGTGTAGTCGGCCAGGTTGAACGACATCGAGCCCTCGCGGGACACGGTGCGCCACTTGATCGGGTCGAGGAACTCGGCAACGCTGATCGCCTCGATCGACGGGGCGTACTTGAACTTGGAGCCGTCCTCGGTCGCGCCGACCTCCACGAACGTCGCCGACGGCGAGTCCGTGAACTTCGAGCCCGAGACGACGCCCGCAGGGAACGCGGTAGCGGCCGGCGCCAGGTACAGGAACCCCGGGTCGGTCATGATGTTGGGTGTTGCAACGGTCGGCACGACGGCGCTCCCTTACTTCTTCTCGGTGCTGCTGGCCTGCGGGCTGGTTCCGCCGACGTTCTCGTCGGTGAGCAGCGCCGTCGCGGGTCCGTTCGCGGTCGGGCCCGCCCGACGTGCCTCCTCGGGCGTGGCGACCCGGTCCACCACGCCGGCCGTCTCCAGGTCCCACTTCTCGACGTGCTCCACCGGGACCGGAGTGCCCTTCGTGAACACCAGCACCGTCCCGTCCGGCGGGTAGATGTCGGAGTTGGCCACGAACTGGCCGTACGCCTCGCGCTGCTCCGCACGCCGGGAGTGGAAGGTCTTCACTGTCTCCTCGTCGGCGACGGGAATCCCCACCGTCGGGCTGGTGACGAGTGCGCGCTGCAGCTCGACCAGCTCCTGATCGTTCGCCTTGCTCTTACTGGTCGATGCCACGACGGCACCCCTTCCTGACTAGATTCCGCGGGCTCGATCGAGCGCGGGCACGAGGAACGGACGGGCCGGCATGTAGACCGTTCCGGTCTCGTGAAAACCGAGGTAGTAGCTAGGCCGGGACCATCCGATGCGCACTTCCCACCCGTTCGGGCCGAGCTCTGTGACCGCGTGGATGGACCTTGCCCCCGCCCCGGACCGATGGGGGGCATGCTCGCTGGCGTCTGCCGCGATCCGGTCACCGATGCCCTGCATGACCTCGCGCACGTAACCGGAGGTCATCAGTTCGCGTTCGCCCGCCTCCCGGTAGGAGACCGTGACCGTCGTCTGCTGCGGCATGTCACGCCCCCTGGGTGAACATCGACAGGGACACGGTGAGGACCACGTTCGCAGTCACCGACGGCTCGGGGTCGGGGGACAGGATGGTCGGGTCCGCGTCGGTCGACGTCACCGCGACCGCCCCCGTCGAGGTCAGTCGCGGCTCCGCCGACACCGCCGCAGCGATGCGCTGAGCGATACCCTCGGCCACCCGCTCCGTGTCCTCGACGTCCCCGCCCGGCTCGAACACCCGTACCCGAACCTCTACGGTCACGTCCTCCTGAAACAGCGAGGCATGCTCGCCCGTGGCCTGAGCCCGCACCGACCGGACGCGGCCGCCGTACACGCAGATCCGGTCCGGTTGCGGAGGCAGGGTGTACCCGACCTGCACCCCGTACAGCGGGTCGGCGGGCAGCGCGATGGCCGGGTCTGCCCAATTCGTGATCCGGGCGATGATGGCCCGCTTCGCCGCCCACGCGATCAACGTCGTCACGTCATCACCCGAACCCGGGACGCGGCGACGGGAACCGGCCGTACGCGGCGTCCACCTCGGGGATGCCGACCTTCTCGATGCTCGGCGAACCGTAGACGACCGTGCCGCCCTGCTGATCCACGGTGATGACCCGCTCAGCGGTGTCCGGCAGCGCCGACTTCGCGCGCAGAGCCATCGACTTGAACCGCAGTTTCGACGCCCGCACGATGTCCGTGGGCGGGGCGTCCCACCCGTGCTCGTACTCGATGGTGATGTTCCGCAGGCCTGTGGGCACACCCTGAATCCAGCCCGACGACAGATAGATCATGCCCGCGTCGGAGAACCCGACCAGGGCCGTGCTGCCCACATCGAACGTCACGCCGTTGACCTTCACCGAACGGATCGCCCGGATCAGCGGGTCGGGCATCATCAGGCTCGGCCGACCGGTGCCGTTCACCGTGACCCGGCGGAAGCGTGGCACGAATGCCTGCCCGCAGATCCGCTCCGCCTCTGCCTCGGTCGCGGTGCGGTAGTCGGCCAGGTCGGCGGTCGGGAACTTCACCGACGAGGCCAGTGCGGGGTCAACCGCGCGGCCCTCAGCAAGGGAGAAGAGGAACCCGCCGACCACCTCGATGCGGTCCTGGTCGTACGTGATCAAATCGCCACCGAACGTACCGCTCCATGTGATCACCAGTTCATCGACCACATCCCGCCCGCCAAAGAGGTAGGAGTACACGTTGCCGACCCCGGGTCCTGTCGCCGAACCGGACTCCACCACCGTGCCGTCTAGCCGAGTCACAGACACGGTAACGGCACCCGTCGCGGCGGTCGCCACCTCGTCGAGGTAGAACGACCTTTGCAGCGTGGCCTTAGCCGTACGAAGGACCCGGATCGACATCGGTCACGCCCTCGTCACGGGCTTGGTCGAACGACCCTCGGGCGGCTTCGACCGCGACTCGGACGTCGGGTCGACGGACTCGCTGTCGGACCCGGACGCGCGGCGTTCTCGCGTCGCACGCGCCTTGCGTGCCTTACCCGCCCTGCGTACAGCCTCGGACGGGCGGTCGGACGTGTCAGCCATGATCGGCGCTGTCCTTCCCGTGGACCTTCCCGTGAACCTTCACGACCCCGTATCCGATGACCGGCTCGACCGAACCGATCAACTCCCGGCTCTCGGCCGAGGCGACCCCCCGCCAGAACTGCCGGATGCCCGGCGCGTGCCGGTCCGCGATGCCGTGCACCAGCGCCAGACCCTTCTCGCGCACCATCGGGATGTAGGCGTTGAACACCCGCCGTGCCCCGTCCACGCTGCCCGACGGGTCACCGAGCACCAGCACGTCCACGGGGCGGCCGGCGACTTGATCGGCCACCCTCAGCACGGTGGAGGCATCCCCGGGGTCGCCGACCAGGGCGGTCACCGATTCGGGGAGCCTCTCCCCGCTGAACGCCGCCGGCGGGACATCCCGCGACGACACTCCGATGACCGCCGTGGCCATCGACCACCACGCCCACAGCACGGCCGGACCGGAATCGATGTCGACGATCAGCCTCGGCCGCACGTCGTTGACCGCCTCGAGCGCCGCCCACAGTTCGTGGACGTTCACCCGGGCGCCCCGACGTGCGGCCTCATGGGCGACCGCGCGACACAACTCCGCCTCCACCAGTTACGCCTTCTCCTTGGCAGCCGAGGGGGACTTGCGTCCCGCCGGCGGAGTCGACGTGAGACCGGCGACGCCCTGAGCCTCGTCACGCTCCTGGCGGGCCTTCTGCCCCGAGTCCTCAGCCACGTTCAGCCCCGCCGACGGGTTGGCGTTGACGTCAGAATCGGTGATCGCGTCGCCGCTCTGAACCGCCTGCCTGCCGAATTCGGGACGCAGGCGGGTGGCCTCATCGGTGGCCTCGGTCAGCGACGCCGACCGCTTCCGGTCGCCCACCTCGAGCTCGGCGTTGCTGTACGGGCCTGCCATGTTCTCCGGCAGCGCGCCGTCGAACGGGATCGTCGGGTCCGTGTTGCGCCGCTGAACGTCCGCAGCGTCGTCCTTTGCCATGGCCTGCTCCTACTCTGCGAACGTGATCACGGCGACTGTCGCCGTGACCGCTGGTGTGGTCCCGGCAACCGTGGCGGTCACCCGGACGTAGTTGGCGGTCGGATAGGCGAACGCCACCGCGTTGCCCGCCGCCGACAACTGCGCGATGGCCGAACCGGGGACCGCCGACCAGCTGCCCGTGCCGCTCGCTGACTGTTCGAGCGAGACGTTCAGCGTGGGGGTCCCCGTGACCGCCGAGACGTGCACGAGCAACAGCACGTACGCCGCCGCTCCCGCCGCCGCTATCGCACCGGACACGACCGTGGCCGCGCCCTGTGCCGTGAGCGTCAGGGCGGTATCGCCTGACGCGTTCTGCATGCCGAATGCCATGCCTACCGCCCTTCCGGGCGCATGAAAGCGCGCCCACACCCGGACAGGGTGAGGACGCGCTGAGGGTTAATGGTGCTCAGGCGACCAGTTCGGCCCGCTTCCGCAAGTTGCACACGAGGTGCGCCAGCCTGAGATTCGATCGATCGTTCGTGCCGCCCTTCGCCAGCGGATGCACATGATCCACTGACGCGTACAGCGGGTCCGGATGCTTGCTCGACAACGTCAATGCGGCGCCGCAGAGATAGCAGTCGAGCCCGTCGCGCTCGGCCAACTCGGTCCTCAGAATCAGGGCCGAGTCGGTCCGGCTCTCGCCGAACCGCTTCCAGAACTTCCGCGTCATAGCGTGCGCGCGGGAGTTGCACTCCTCTGAGCAGAACCGAGCGTCGGAGCGCATCCGCCGTGGCATCTCCACTGAGCACCAGACGCAGTGCCGGATAGGCTTGGCCGTCTCCCGCTCGGCTATCTGCCGGTCCTTCTTTGCCCTGTCCTTGCAGGCGAACCCGCAATACGCCGACCGACCGTCCAGCCTCTTCGGGACGAACGTCCCTCCGCATTTCGCGCACGTCCGAGTCTCGTGGGGCACGGGCTCCTGCGTCGGAGCCGTCCCTTTCGATCGCGCACGGACGTAATCCGCCATGCACGACTTGCACCACGTCCCGATTCTGCCCCGGTAACTCGGGGAGAACTTGTCGATCGGAAGACTGGACTTGCACCGTCCGCACCTCTGCTGCTCCATCCGTCCATTGTATCAAATTAGCGGGGCAATGATCGCCTAGAAGACCGGCGCTATGAGGCCGGTGCCCCCAATTAGACTGACAGAGTTGGCGAAACGCCCAAATGAGTAGGCAAAGTATCCATAAAGGACAAGCAGGACACCTAGGCTGGCCGCCGCTGGCTGCTCCGCCCGGATGAAGACCGGCGCGTTCGGGTCCTCCCACAGGTGACATTCCTGGCTGGACGTCACGTAGATCTCGTCCTCGGTGCCGCCACCCTTCACGGTCGGGATGTTGTTGTCCGTGATCACGACCATGCCGCTCGGCAGGACGCCGCGCGCACCCTTCGCGTACGCCGTGCCGTTGTTCGCGGCCAGCGCCGCACCCGGCTCGCCCGTCGACCCGAGGCCAGGCTGGGACACCAGCGGCCACGAGTTCGTGAGCTGCGACTGGAACCAGTACCACCGACGCGAGTGCATGACTGCGATGTCGGCGTTGCCCATGCCGATCAGGGCCTGCTCGACACCCGACGCCGCACCCAGCAGCTTCGGCCACAGTTCGGCCGCCGTCGGGGTCGCGTCCACGTACGGCACCGACGTGCCCACCGCGGACAGCCCGGTTACAGCCTGGTTGATCAGCGTGCTGTCCTTCGTCGTCGCATACCGGCGGAACAGGTCATCCATGACGATGCCCTCGACGCCCGTGCCACGCTCGATCGCCTGACGCGAGAGGATCTGCTGCCCGGCCGCGGTCTGTACCGCGATCGTGAGCAGAGTGTCATCGATGTCGGTGTTGCTCACGGCCAGGTTCTCCGTCGCCTGCAGCGCCACACTCGTCGGCGTGGTGATGCGGGAGATGTTGACCGTCATGCCCGACTCGGGCAGGTCGTGGTGATTGCAGACGTCCGCGAACGGGGACAGGTTCGCCGTAGCGGGTGCGTACATCTCGGTCAGATACTGCGGGACCGTCAGGCCGGCGAACGCGCCGGTGCCCACCGCGCGGGTCATGTACTGACCGCGTTCGACCCGCTCCTCCTGCATGTGGCGGGAGAGCCGCTGCTCTGCCTCGATGTCGCGGAACATGTACTGCATCGCGATGTCGCGCAGGAACACGCCGCCGTCACCGGTGTTGCCCTTGTGGTAGGTGCGCTCTTCCTGCCCGATGCGGGCCACCCGGTCGTACGCGGGCTTACCGCCGGCCGTGACCGGGGCACTCGATCCGCGACGGGGGAGAGATTCGGGCTCGGCCGCCCGCTGGCGTAGTTCGTCGTCGTTCTCGAGCTCGCGCAGCTTCGTCCGCTTCGCGATGTCGAGCCGGTGTTCGACGCCCTTGAGCCGGGCCTTGCAGTCTTCGGCGCGCTTCTCGGCGCGCTCGACCGCCTCGTCCTCTTCGGGGGTGACGTTGCTACGGCCCTCGCCGCGAGCCGACGCCAAGATTCCCTTGACCTCCTGCAGCGACCGCTCCCGGTCACGCTGCTCCTGGTCACGCTCAGCCTCAAGGCTGATGATGATGTCCTCGATCGTCGCCATAGCGACGTCTCCTTCGGGTTGCAGGTGGTTAGCCTGCCCCGCAGGTACGGGCGCGTCCGGGTGTGACTTGCCGATCAGCGTTCGTCTACCGCCGCCGGTGTGACTGCCGGATGGGGGCCCGCGTGGCGTTGCTATAGGGACTGGTCGTCGTGGGCATGTCGGTGTGACTGCCGAAGATCGCTGGTGTGACTGCCAGCGGACCTAGTCCACGTCTAACTACGTTCGTCAAGACCCAATTGCGCCTCGATCAAGGCGATGCTACGGCCTTTCGGCTGTTCGGGGGTAGTGCGCTCCGATGTAGCCCGCCGAACGAGGTCGTTGGCGACGTCCGGTACGCGCGTCTGACGGGGGGCGGGGGCGGCGAAGCGGCCTAGGTATCGGTAGCCGAACCTGGTCAGATCATGCTTCCGGGTCATTCGCTCGGACATGTCCTGCGGCACCTTCGCGGGGTTGCGTTCGCCCACCCGATCGGACAGGCCCAACTCCACCGACTCCTCGGCGAACGCCCACGTCTCCTCGTCCATCAACCTCTGCGCATCCTCGACCGGGACGTTCATCCGCTTGGCGTACATCTCGGCCAGGTTGCCCGACTGCCGATCGAGGAACGTCGCACCCTTGCGCAGGTCGACGGCCTGCCCGTCGATGCTCATGGACGCGTTGTGCATCATCCACTGCCCGCCCGGCATGGTCACGATCTCGTCCCCGCCCAGCGCGATCACGCTCGCCGCCGACGCCGCGATGCCGTCCACGTACGTGGTGACGTGCGAAGGGTGGTGCATCAGCGACGAGTGGATGGCGAGCCCGTCGAACACGGAACCGCCGGGGGAATTGATACGAACGTTGATCTGTGGCGTGGAAATGGCGTTCAAATCTTCGGCAAAAGTTTTCGCGTCCACCCCCATGGACCCGCCGATCTCGTCGTAGATGAACACGTCCGTCGACTCCGGGGCGTCGCTCTCACCGGTGGGGGCCTCACTCGCCCGGATCTCGTACCAGGGCAGACGCGCTGTCACCAGATCGGCCACGCCCAGATTCCCGCGCTCGGACAGATCCACGTACCGGGCCGCGGTGCGGGCGAAACGGCCTTGCAGCGTGCGGACGGCGCGGGAAGCGCCCGGATCGACCGTGCGGGGTGCGTGGCGTACCTCGATCCGCCCATCCCGCCCGGAACCCTCGCGAGCCCGCGCGGTGAGACGGGCCGCGGCCTCGTGCAGCGCACCCAGCGGCAGACGCTCGATGTCGTCCAGCACCTCGGCCGCACGGGCGGAGATGTCCGTGTACGGGCTCGCCCCGTAGTTGACTGCGCTCACGTCGCCACGGTCCAGATCGTACGAGCGGATGTCGTACCGGGTGAAGTCATCCGACCACCATCCGCCATCCTCCGGGATGGTGAACGCGAACGACATCTGATCGACGTTCTTGTCATCGATGGCCACGACCAGGTCATGCACGTCGCTGCGCTGAGGGTTCAACCACGCGTCATGCCACCCGCCCTCGGACCGCTCCTGAAGGACCAACGTCCCGTTCACCGTCCGGGCCATCGTCATGCCGGTGTGGTTGGTCAGGAAGGCGACATCCGGCTTCGCGGCGATCGTCTTCGCGCCCGCCCCGCGTACCACCACTTCCTCGTACTGGCCGAACGTGTCCCACATCGGGTACGCCCGGTCGTAGACGGTGAAGAAACCCGACGTGTGCACGAGCTCCTTGTCATTGCGCGTCTCGGGAACCGCCCGGATCTGCGTCTTCGTCGGCACTCGACGGGCCACGCCGATACCCGGGGCCAACGATCGGTACCGCTTGTAGGCGATGTCGCCGTGGTTGTAGCGCTCGGCGTTCGCGGCGTAAAGACGTCGATCCGCCGCTGCGCGCCGTTCCGCCGCTGCCGTGACCGTCATGATGGCCTTCCCCTCATGCTCCGGCCGGGGCAGGTGCCGGGGCCGTATCCGTGTTGGTGCCGCTCTGCTCGGTGCCGGTATCAGTGGTGGTCGGCGGACCCTGCGTCGGGGTCAACGTCCGTGCGGCCGCCAACGGCCGTCCGTAGATGTCGGTCAGTTCGGCCCGCTGTGCTGCGGTCAGCGGCGGCAGGTTGTCGAGCTCGCGCGCTTCGCTGTTCGTCAGGAACCAAGATTCGATCTTCGAGCGCATGACCTCTTGCCTGGTCTGCGGGTCCATCCGCAACAGGGCGTCGGTGTTCAGCTTCACGTACCGGGGGCGGGGCAACAGCCTGCTCAGGGCCACCTCGCGGCGGGCCACCATCGGGCCGAGGTGGTAGAGCAGGTACTGCAGGTTCCGCTGAGTGATGTTCGCGTACGTGATACTGCCGCCGCTACTGGCCTGCACGTCCACCAGGTCGGCAGGGGTATCGAAGTAGCGGCACACGTCGGCGCCGGCCAACTTGCGGCCCTCGATGAACTCCATCCCCGCCTGCTGCGCCTGAATGAAGTCGTACTCCCAGTCGTTACCGGTTACCAGCACGTCGCCGTTGTTGATCGTGTCCGAGTACCACTGCTTCGCCGTCGCGATCTCGTTCGCGTTGAGCCGCTTCGCGAGATTCCGCATCCGGGCCTTCGGGATACCGCCCGTCGAGAACCAGTCGAGCCCGTGCTTCTGCATCGACAGACCTTCGCCGATGGCCAGCGCGGCGTACAGCACCGTCGGCAGGCCGATGTCCATCCCAGCGACCACGTTGGCGCGCTCGTGGTAGACGTCCCGGGGGTCGTAGAACTTGCCGTCGATCCGCCACTGGGCAGGCTTGTCCCTGCGCTTGACGTACGAGCACATCGCAGCGGGTTGCAGCTCGATCCGCGACGGCAGGCCGTCCGGGTAGTACGGGGTCCGCATGGCGTTGCGTTCCACGATCAATCCGACCGTGTTCCCGGCCCGGCCGAGATCCAATTGGGTCATCGCCAGCCAGTCGACCATGCCCACCCGCGTCCCGCCCGGATCGGTGAGGATCGGCGGCATCGGGCTGTACTCGGTCTGGATGCCGAGGACGTCGCGGTACTGGTCGACCGGGAATGTCGAGATCAGCCCCGCCTGAAGGCGCAGACACGCCCACACCACGCTGTGCCGCATCGCCCGATCGTCGGTGACCACCTGATTGCCGACCGCGCGTACACCCCCACCGAACCGGGTCTGGGTCGGGATCAGATCCTCGGCGCCCGTGATGCCGAAGAATGCCCGCTGCGTCCTAGGGCCGAAGAGTCCCATACGTCACCGACCCCGCCCTGCTACATGAAGGTTGCCCGGGTCTTCCGGCCCGGGAAGAAACTCGCGGTGCGGATGCGCGCCGGGCGGCACGCGCGCTGCCCGCGGACGTGCTCTGGCCTGGGCGAGGCCCGAGAGCAGGGTTACGGCGAACCCGCCGACTGCCAGCCCCAGGGCAACACCCCACGCCTGCCACGCCCCGTACGCCGCGCCCGCGGAGAGCAGCAGGGCGCCGAGAATGTCGAGGAAGGTGGTGCCAAGCTCGTTCACCCGGTCCACGATCGGGTCGGTACGCGGCTGCGGCTGGTCAGGATCGGTCATGACGTCACCGTGTCGCTCGCTGGCGGCCAGTGCCCCCACAGCTGGTACATGCGTTCATCACCGAGCGTGCAGCAGATCCGACCCGCTGCCTGCATCTGCGCGTTCAGCGCCTCAGGGGTGCGACCGGTGGCCACCTCGTTGACGAAGACCTGCATCAGTTCGACGGAGGCACCAATGCCGTTCGCGCCGAGGATCGGGCAGGGTGCCCAATGTCGGGCGCACCATTGGTCGTGCTCCCAGCCGGGCGCGTCCGGGAACTGGTCGAACCATTCGGTCGGGGGCAGGTCATCTCGAATCACTGCCTCGCCCCTCCCAAGCTGTCGCGGATGTCGTACGAGCCGCCCAGCCATTCGACCGACTCGCCGGCGGCCCGCGCCAGCGTCACGGAGTACAGCGGTGAGGCGTCGCCTCCGTCGCTCGACCGCTGCCAGCGCCACTCGTCGGAGAATGTGTACTTCACCGCGCCCGCCAACGACGCGTTGAGCTCGGGCTGGTCGATGTGCACGAGACGCCGGTTCACGTCATGCGCCGGATCATCCTGGTCATACTCCCCGACCTCGCCCGTTTCGAGGAAGAACTGACGGCACGCTTTCGACACGTCCGGACCTTGGAAAGCCTTGACGATGCTCTTGTCCACCGAGGGGGGGCAGTCGACGTCCGCTTCCAGCAGTGCCCGCCGCAGCGGTTCGATGATGCTCGCCGCCGGCCCGTGCGCGGCGATGCCGATGGCGCATGGACCATGCTCGGCGGCCAGTTTCACCAGGGCGGGGATCGTCCAGTTCAGGCCCGGCTTGCGCTCGATCAGTTCCACGAACGTGTCACCCATGACCGTCCGTGCGGCCATGCCGATGCTCGCCGTCGACTGATCCGGTTGGGCGTCCACCCCGAACGCGACCGGGTCCTGATAGGCGCCGCGGTGGGCCGGGATGATCAGTGCACGCCACGTCGCCTCGCTGACCACACCCCACCTCAGTTGCCCCGGGGCAGGCTCCCATCCGAGGATCTCCGCGCAGAAGTCGACCAATTGGCCGTTCCCCACCGCAGCCTCATAGCTGGAACGGACCGAACGGACAGCGCCGGGATGGAACCCGAGCGTGGGCAGGCAAGTCCACCACGTCGATTCCATGCCGGGGTCGAGCCCCGGCGCGGCTGCCCAATCGAAGAACGCCATGCCGTGCCGGATGTCCGCCTGTACTCGTGCTCGACCGTTCTGCCGCTTCGTGCGCAGGTACGACCACGAACCGGGTTGTGAGCGAGACAGCCCGGGGATCATCGACAGCGACCAGAGTTGAGCCCATGGCCGAGTCAGCATGGCGGGCCGCATGGCCAGTTCGGTACGGAAATCCTGATGCGACCACGACTCGTCGATCACGCCCAGATCCAGCGTGGCACCGGTACCACCGGTCTTCGCGGTAGTCGCCGCAGGTGACCACGATGAGCCGTTCGGCCAGGCGATGGCCTCCATGTTCGTCTTCAGCCGTACATCGATCACCGACCGGAAGGGCGATCTCTTCAGCCCATGCTCGCCGTAGATGTACGTGTCCCGCCAGTTCTCCTTAGCCTTGTCGAACGTCTGCGCGGTATGGAGCACCCGTTGCGCACCCGGCGCGACGACGGTGTGCCCGAGCTCGCGTTTGACCCATGCGACCAGTGCGTCCCCGAACCCGACGCATCGGTGGGTCATGACGGGGTGGATGAGGAAGGTCTTGCCGGTCAATTGTCTAGGGCCGATCACCACCACCTCGTCATACGCGAGGTACCCGGTCTGGGTGTCGATCTCGAACGCGACATCGCAGATGTAGCGCTGATGTGGTAGCAGTGGCTGCCCCAACTGCTCAGCGATGCGGGCCACCTGCGGGCCGAGGGTCGGCCGTTCGGGTGACCGCTTCGTACCGAACAGTGGAGGGCAGGTCAATTCCATGGCGACCGTCACGAGGCACTCTGGCCGTACGTCCATGGCACGGTCGGCTCGACCTCGGTCAGGAACGCATTGATCTGCGGTAGGTACGCCCGCCACAGGTCGCACCATGCGCAGGGGCACGGGATCCGCTCGGTGCGGCCATCGGCGTACGTCGCCGTGAGCACGTGCACGCCGTCACTCACGGATCGGTTCGGAGATGGATTCGGTGAAGGCGTCGAACGAGTCGCCACTGTCGCCGCCCTTCCTGGTGAGCGCTGCCATGGCCTTACCTAGCTGATCGGCCAAGCGTGCTGTTACAGAGGGTCCATCATCGGCCCCACGTTTGTCGATCACGCCGGCCAGATAGACGGCGATGGCCGCATACGTGAAACCGCCTGGGACCTCGCTCACCTTGATGGATTCGAGGTCCCGGTTGACCGCCGAGAGCATCACCCCGGGCGCCTCGGGGTCGGTCATCGGCCGGATACCTTCCACTCGCGGACGTGGAAGAGCGGCAGGTTGGCGATCACTTCTCGACGGCCGCCGATCACGTACCCGTACAGGCGTAGAACCTCGGTGCCTACCGACGTGTCCTCTACGTCGGTGTAGGTGCGATGTTCGCCGTCGACCCACTCGACATCCACGGTCATCGGACGTCCGGCGGGGTGCGGCGTGTGTTGCGCAACGGCGGGGTCACATCGGCCCCGGTCGGACCCGAACCGGTGGTCCGGCCGGGTTCCGGAGTGAAGTGCGCGTGCTCGTAGCCCTCGACATGATCGGGGCACTCGGCCCCCCGGTCGCACTGGACGTACAGCGCACTGTCGCCCTCCTCCGCGAGGAACGGCATATCAGAGCCTCCCTGTCGCCTTAGCCCAATCGCGGACCGCGTGGGCCGCGTGCCTGTTACCGCCCGTGTGATGCCCCGCCGACCAGGCGTCCGTCAGCTTCCACAGCATGTCGCCTGGATCGTCCCTGCCCGGCAACGGCGGGATTGGGATCGGCAGCGGCGCCGGGTCGTCGATCGGCACGAACGACGTCACGTCGCCGTCTTGGGCGAGCAGGGCGCCGAACTCCTCGGCGGGCATGAAGAATCGGCCCGCCTTGCCCCACGACAGTCCCCATGAGTTGGTGAAGCCGACCAGGCCACGGGCCGCGTCGTACTCGTCCCACACGAACTCGTGGCCGCCGGCCAGTGCGCCCGTCGGGTGCACGATGCCCTCCCGGTCCGGGTCGAACATGTCGTTCATCCAGGCCACGCCCACGATCGCCGGACGTTCCATGAGCCCCAGCAGGCCGTGATCCAAGCCGAACGCGTGCTCGTAGCCGGAGATCTCGCCCTTCTCCTGCAGCGCCTTGGCCACGCTCAACCCGTCGCTACCCGTGTCGTCCGGCGGGTAGTCGCCCGCATACGAGTCAAGCACGGTCGCGCGGCTGTAGCAGGCCACCGCGCCCGCCTCCGAGTACGGGAAGAACTGCGGCACCCACGCGTTCTCCAACGAGCCGTAGAACAGGCCCGTACCCATGCAGCCGACCGCGGCGTGACCGGTGCAACTGCCGATATGGCCCTGGTTGAACACCGGGACGTGACGGACGTGGCGGATCGACGCCAGTGCACTGACGCGCGGCCGTACGGGGTATGCCCGACTGCGTGGATCGTGGTGGACGTGCCGACCGAGCCTGGTGTCCATCTGCTGCAGGTAGCGGACCCGATACATACGCACGCCTTCCTGCCATGATGGGACCGAGCGAATCGCCCACCGATAGGGATCATCATGCCTGATCAGACCGTGACCGAGAGTGGCGAGCCTGAGATCTACCGGTGCACGCTGCTCCATGCCGACGACGTACTGCCGCCCGCGGTCGCCGGTGAGGTGGCCCTGCGCACCGTGTACGCCGACCGGACCTCGGCCGATCTCGGGGTGGAGGAGGGCGTCGCACGTACCGACATCGGCCGGATCATCCTCGACGCGAAGCTACCCGGCGGGGCGTGGCAGATCCTGCACTCGTGGACCCGCACCCCGAACGGATGGCACTACCAGACCCCGTGACGCACGGACGCCCGGACCGTGCCGAGTCCGGGCGTCGCTCGTGTCACATGAAGTGCGCTACTGCGGGGTTAGCTCCCGCATAAAAGCCCTCAGCGGAAGTCTCATTACCGGCTGTCGACCCCTAGGTCAGCAGTAGGCGGCGGTCATCGGGTCATCATCTCAGCAGTGCGAGCGGTACGAGATGCGGATGGCCGTGGCCCCACCGTTCATCAGGCCGCCGGTCGCCCCCGGCCGGACGCAGATCACCCGACCGGTGGTCGTCAGGATGTAGGCGACGTCGTCATGGCGAGTGTTGCGGAACGACTTCGCACCGAACGAGCGGCTCAGCCACTGCCAGCCCGAGGTGACGTCCTGGAAGCGGCCCGTGGGGCGAGACTGGCCGGTGCCCTGGTAGATGCAGACGTGCGGGTATCCGCAGCCGTCCGACGCCTGCGCGGGAGTGCCCAGCCCGAGGATCGCGGCAGCCCCGAGCAGCATCGCCGCCGTGGCCGTACCCACCCTGCGGGTCAGCACGGCGGACCCGCATAAGTCCGGCTGATCACGCTGGTGGAACTGATCCGGTCCTGCCAGTCCGAGCCGTACATGTTGTCGATCGTGGCGCCGTCGTACACGTACCGATGCCAGTGGCCGGGGTCGCAGTTGCCCCAGTCGAACACCGTCCAGTCGTCACCCGAGTGGTTCATGATCGAAGACACCTTGTTGGCCATCGACTGCAGATTGAACCCCGTCCCGTACGACGGGCGGTACGTGAACCGGCGGCCCGTCTCGTAGCTGTTCTCCCAGAAGCAGATGCGGCCCTGCTCGCAGTAGCCGTCGGTGTTCGAGTACGGGTTTGCCGATGCCGGGGTGGCGATCGCCAGGGCGCCTGCCAGCGCCATGACCGGGGACATGAGGAGGGCGACGGTACGTCGCCGGCGAGCGGAGGTACTCATGAGGGCATCGTATCGATGGGCAGCGCGGTCCGCCGTACGGCATGCGACGATCAGGGCCATGATTCGATTCACCACGAGCGCGTTGGTTCGAGCCGCCGAGCAGATCCTCGCCGGATGGACCGACCGCATCGGCACTCAGGCCGACGCACAGCGGGAAGCGAAGGCGGCCGGGCAGCGCCTGATCGACGAGACGCCCGCTCGGTTCGAGACGAAGTCGGACCTCGTGCCGTTCCACGCATCCGACGTGCGGACGTTCTGGCAGCATCTGACCGACGACATCGCGGATGCCATCGACCCCCCGATCGGGTCGACCCTGCGCTTCCACGACAAGCCCGTGTACCGCCCCCCGACCGGGGACCCCTTCGGCGATGAACCGTGAGTGGGATCTACGGGCACCACTACCCCGACGACTACATCCCCGATCCGCTGACCGACTCCGCCGCGCACCGCTTCGGGCTGGGCACGCTGGTCAAACTGCACCTGTACGGCGGGGACTCCGCGATAGTCGGGCTGCTGGCCATCCGCGACGTGAGCAACTGGGATGACCTCGTGGCCCGGGTCGAGCGGGGCATGGTCATCGAGGTACTCGCGTCGCGGCGCCGTCTGTTTGCTGCGGGGGCAATCATGTGGGCCGAGGTGCTCAGCGACCCGATGGAGGAGAACCCTATGGGCGGGGACTGACGCGAATCGCGAATCGCGATTCATGCGTGAAGCCACGTGGCACGAGGGCGGGCCGGTCTATGCGGAGCAACGTCGTCAGTCCACGCCCGCGGCATGCCCATCCGGGGTTCCGGTACCGCTCGTGGTGCTCGGCTTCGCAGGCCATGCGCTCAGGCTAGACCCGGAGTCGGACACGCAAACGGCCCCGACATGCGGGGGCGTGCGTAGGGGCACACAAGTCCTACGGTGCGCGATATGGTCGCGCGTGCTGGGCAACTACCCGATCAGGATACCGCCCCACCGCCACGGCGGGCTACCGCTTGACCCACGTACCGCATGACTCGGTGGTGAACCACTGGCCCTTGACCAAGGTGACCTGCGGATGTCCACCCGTGGGCACCCCGTTGGCAATGATGTCCGAACCCTCCGAGTCCTTGGCCTTCATCCAGTAGCAGGTGCCCTCCGAACTGACCACATCCACCGTGCGGTACGTGCCGGCGGGGACATCCTCACCCACGTGCCACGTGCCCTCGGTGATGGTGGGTGCAGGGGCCGCCTTGACGGGGGGCTTGGTACGGGGGGTTCCCTGAGTGGGGGCCTTGGCACCGGTACCCGCAGGGGCGGCAGGGGCGGAGGTGGCAGGGGTACCCACAGGGGTGGGGTCAGGGGTGGTAGGTGAGGTGCCGCATGCGGACAGGGCCAGGGCGAGGGCGGTAGTGGTGAGGGTCAGGGGTACCGAGCGGAAGGTGGTCATGGTCGGGATGCTAGCAGTACTTGTGACACTTACGGTATGAGCTAAGCAGATCTACCTACATGCATGGGTGCGCGGCATGGGGTAGTGCGTGTGCATAGGTGATGATGCGTGATGGTGTGCGTGTTGCACTGAGGTTGAGCCATACACGCGTGTAGTTACGTGCATGTAGTTACACGCGTGAAGTTCAACGCTTAGTAGTCAACGATCGGGCACAACGACGCCCACAGTGGCCCACTACGCACAGTAGCGTATGCACAGAGCGTGAGATGTAATGTGATCAAGGCTCTGACCTGCGGAAACGTCGCTGAGTAACGGCCGATTTTTAGGTCCGAGCGATCATGAAACGCGCCGCGCCGCAAAGATCTTTTTCTCTGAGCAATTTTCGGCTCTCACGCTGCGTAATCCCCCACTTTGGCCTGCATAATGCCTGGTCAGGGCCTTGTTCCTCTGTCCTGCCGTCCGACCCATGCAGAACGGTCGATGTCCCGTCAGGGGCCGATCTTGCAGGATGTCACTCAGAGGCGTTATTTACAGCGCGTGAGACTTAGAATGACCTCCACGGCCGAGATTGTGACGTTCGGTCACCCGTTCTGGTGGTTGCAGGGCCCGCCCGGCGGTGGCTGGGTCGTACCCGAGCTATAGAACGACCGGGCGATGTTGTCCCACGACGTGTGAGCGGCCGTCCCGACATCGGACAGGTTCGTAGCGATACCCGCCGGAATGCCCACCTTGTTGCCGGTGCACGTCAGGTTGTCGGTCAGCGTCTCCGTCGTGGCGGTGCGGTTCCACACCGAGCTGATCTGCGAGCGCTGACTCGACGCCATCTCGACGCCGCCGTCCTGCGCGCTCACCCAGTAGCTCCACTTGTTGCCGTTGCCGTTGACGTCCGTGGCGATGCACCACTTACCGGCCGGGCACCAGGAGAAGTCGGCCTGCGCGGGACTTGCCGTGACCGCCAGGCCGACGGACGCGAGCAGCGATACGGCGAGCAGGGACACGATGCGGCGAATCTTCATGGTCGTCATCCGTTCTTGTGGAAGCAGTCGACACCGTTCAGTGGGGAAGCCCCGGAGTCCTGATTCCAGAACGAGCGGGTGGCATTGTCCCACGAGGTACCGACAAGATTGAACGCCTGTCCGGGGTTGAACAAGATCGACCCCGGTCCGGTGCACGTCGGGTTCTGGTACATCCACTGGTTACCACCGGTACGGTTCCACACCGACGACACCTGCGAACGCTGACCGGTCGCCATCTCGACTCCGCCGTTCTGGGCGGACACCCAGTACGACCACTTGGTCCCGTTACCGTTCTCGCTGGTCGCCATGCAGAACTTGCCCGCAGGACACCAAGAGAAGTCGGCGTGAGCGGGAGTCGCGGCGGACAGTCCGGCGACGACGGCCAGCACGGTGGCGCTCAGTGTGGCGACGATCCTTCGCATGGCCACTCCTCGGCTCGGTCCCCCCTGACCTTACGGCACTTACCGTCGATTCTCCCGACGTCCCGCATCGACCCAGAAGGCCGAGAGGACCACGGTCATGGCGGGGATCGCCGCCAGCATCATCGTGTGCAACTCCCGATCGGTAACCATCCCGGGCGTGGTCACGAACCACTGCACTCCCATGAGCGCGACGAGAGCCAGCACGGCCGACCACATCGCGACGACGGCACGGCTGATCACGGGTACGGCCGGAAGAACAGCAGCCAGATCATGATCGGAACGATGATCAGAATCCCGGCCAGCATGGCGAGGCCCATCAGCCGGAACAACCACGGAGGCTCCTTGGGGGCGCTCACCTGGTCATGCCTCACCGTCGAACAGCGCGCGGATCTCGGACTCTCGGAACCGGCGGTGCCCGCCCGGGGTGCGGATACTGCTGATCCGGCCGGCCTTCGCCCATCGGGTCACGGTCTTCGGATCCACCCGGAACATCTCGGCAACCTCGGCGGGGGTAAGCATGCGATCGGCGGGCAGGTACGTCACGGTTTCTCCTCGAGGGCGAGCTTGATCCGGGCCACGCTCAGCCAGTGAGCGGCCTCGGAACGGCGAACGGCGAGCGAGTACGGCGTCAGGTCGGTGGAGATTTCCAGGCGCGGCGCACCAGACGACGACCACAACATCACGTGCGCGTCGAGCCGTCCGGCCAGGAAATCATCGGCATACCTCGCCCACCCCAACCGGGCCAGGCGTCGAATCGCCGGGCCGTAATGCACCGCGGTCACGCCGGGAACGGACGCGGGATGACGCTCGCCCTTCCTCGCGCGGCGCTCGATCGTGTCGAGGAAGTAGTGCACGTCGCTGTGGGCATTAGCGCACAGCCACACCATGTTGGCCTGCTCGGTTTTCCCGCCCCGCGACAGGGGTTGCAGGTGGTGGTACTCCTCGGCGGTCGGATACTCGTGCCGGTGCGCGGCGCACCGGGTCCCGCGGGTCACGGCGACGACTCCGGGGAAGGGCGGTGCGGGTCTCTGACTTTGATGTACCGCAGCGTCTCGGGCTGGTGCGGGCACCGGACCTCGGCCGCGCCGTGGGTCGGGCCGGGACGTTCGATCCACTCCTGAGCGCAGAACGGCACGGTCCCGATGTGCGCGTGCTCGATCACCGTCTACGCCCCCTTCCGCCGGGCGCGTCGCTCGGCGCGGTTGGCAGGCTGGGCGAGCGCCCGCTGAATGGCTGCGTGGTCGCCACGTTCGCCCTTGATGTGCAGCGGCTCCGCGTCGCAGCCGGGCTCCCAGCGCTTGCCGAGCAGCCGCCAACGACAGCCGTCGGCACGGTCCGACAGCGCCACGGGCCGCCGGCAGCGGCACATCGCACCGCGCAGCAGCCGCTCGGCCAAGGCCAGGGCGGCGCCGGTCGGCGAACGGTGATCCTCGACGGTGATCCGGGCGCCGTGATACGTGGCGTACGCGTACCAGCCGGCGTCCTCGACCGGTACATCCTCGTGCAGATAGCCGATCTCGAAACCGCTGGCTCCGGCCCGGCCGACGAGGTCCACGCACGCGAGCAGGACGTCGTCGTTGATGTACGCGTGCTCGATCACCGGTCGGCCCCCGCCGAACGAGTCCAGTAGCCTTCACCGATCCGGCGCCACGCGCAACGGTCTTGACCCGGCGTCCAGTGGTACAGAACGCGGTGCCGCTTCGCCGCGCCGATGGCCGCCGCAGCGGACGGGTACCCGCCGCCGTGCACGAAATTGTCCTCGAACGGGGCCACCGAGCACGCGTGACTTGCCCTCGATCGGTTCGGGGCGTCGCCGTCGAACAGACCCTCGTGGCAGAACCACCACCACGAATCCCCGAGACGGCTACCCGGCATGTAGGCGACGGTCTGCTTGTGCGCCTTGATCAGTGCGTCCGACACGATCAGCACCCCTCGGGCATCGGATCACGGAAGGTCAGGAACCCCCGGCCGGGTACGTACCACACGGGGCGGTCGTCGGGACCGACACAGCCGTCCCGGACCGTCTCGCCGTTCTCGCGGTACTGCCAGCGGTTGGACCCCCGCGTGTTGTCGAGAACGATCGGGATGCCAATCAGCGACAGCCCCCCATCGGTGCATGGCGCCGAGCCAGCCTGGTCGCGAAACCATGCGATGATCGCGGACCCTGCACGGAGCTCGGCCCTCGGGAGGTCCGCCAGATTGCCGAGCAGGGAGATCACATCGGACAACGGGAGGGGGTTCGACACATACGGCACACTACGCCGCAGTCACGCGACTGTCAGCCCGTCAGACACCCCGTGCGCCGAGGATGTTCGCAACGATCACGATGATCGTGATGACCACCCCGAGCGCGCCGATAGACGCGATGATCGCCGTCTTGTTGCCCTGCGCTCCCTGAGCCAGTCCCTCCGCCTTGGTTACCCGCGCATCCAAGGTGACCAACCGGTCCTTCAGGTCGTCGATTTTGTCGGCGAGACTGTCGATGGTCTTCTCGGTGCTCTTCTCCGACTTTTCCAGTGCTCGCGCATTCGACTCGTCCTGCTTGGCCGCGATTTCCTTCTGCGCGGCGAACGCCGCATCGACCGCGATCTTATTGTCCCGGGACTCGCGCTCCTGGCGGGTATCCCGCTCCGCGAACTGGGTCTGCACCGACGAGATCGACCCCGTGATCAGCGACGTCGTCGAGACGAACCGCTCGTCCATCAGCGACGTCAGGTGGGTAACCTCCCGCTGTACGTCAGTGGGGACCCGGTTGACGGTCTCGTTCAGCAGTCGGGTCGCCCGATCGATGCCGTCGAGGCGTTCCAGTAGCACCGCCACTCGGCCGTCCGTGTAGTCCTTCGAGACCCGTGCCGCCTGGTTGACTGCGTCGGTGGTCAGGGCGGTGGGGTCGGGGCGGGGGCGGACATCTCCGCCATCGTTGTCGAGCCGCTGATCCACCATTACGATCCGACCTCCCCGCTCATCGGCCGCGACCTTCGCCGCTCATGCTCCCGACAATGTCGCCCACTTTGCGGCCACAGCTGCCGCCTTGTCCCGGCCGAGGACCGCGTACAGCGCCGACGCCGTCTCGTCCACCGACGTCGCGCGGAGCTCCGCGATGAACGTGTCCGCGATCTGTTGCGCCGACGGCGGGACCTCGCCAGCCTCCGACGCGGCGTACGCGAGCAGGGCGGACAGCGCGGGTGATGGATCCGCGATCGGCCCCCCGACCAGGGTCCGCAGGTAGTCGCGGACCTGCCGGCCGAGCTGCGTATTCGTGGACGACGTGGCTGCGGCCGCCGCCTCGCCCAGCGCCTGATGAATCCCGCGGGCGGTCGCCTGCTGGCCAGGCTCGTCGGCCATCGCAGTGACCACTGCCTGAGCTATGTCGGCCAGATTCTTCGGGGTCAGATCCATGTCGGCTCCATCGAGAACGCCCCACGGGCGGGTGTCGGACTCCTGCGCGGTCGTGTACCGGGCGGAGAAGTGTGCGTGATCGAAATGCTGCGAGGCGCCGGTGTACGCGCGCCACGTCCAGCCCCACGAACGGGACGCGATGCGGGCGCGGTAGATGATGTTCTGCAGTCGGTCGTCGGTGCCGCTCTGGTGGCGGAGGCGAATGACCTCCACCCGGCTGTCGAGATCTCTGCCGGTCGGCCACGGGCCCGTCGAGTCGATGTCGACCGCGTGAACCTCGTTGATGTTGTCGGCGTCGGAGTACGGGGTCTTGCCGGTCTCGTCCGGGTTATGGTCGGAACTCTCCTGCGCGTGCGCAGCATCCCCGATCGAGCCGTCCGCGCCTCTGTCCCGGGCCGGCGCGAGGGTGTTGAACTCCGCCCGGAGCGTGACCAGACACGGCACCAGCACCCATGACGCTGCGGACATCGGTGGAGCCAAGACGTCGCCTCCCGTCAGCGCTGCCCACGCAGCATGATCACGGATCACGGATAGCGAGCAGTCTCCCGTACCGGGCAGCGGACGTACAGCCCACTGCATCACCGACCGATCCGGCCACCCGCCCCAACCTGCGACCCATGATGCGTCGTCGTCGCCCGGTTCCGCCTTCACCGGATCGTTGGGCGGGCCCATCAGGTAGTCGGTCAGGCTCGCCCCGTTCCAGCCGCGCGGCCGCCAGTAGTAGTCCGCGCCGTAGACGCCCATCGGCCGGCCGAGGTACGCCTGAATCGCATTCACGTAGTCGTACACGTGCCGCCAGGTGGGCGGGGTGATCCCTGCGGCGCCGGACTCCTCGACGTCGACCCAGTGGGCAAAACCGGTCAGGGTAGTCCCGAACATGCGGCGGAGCCGCGCGATCGTCACGGCGGCCTGGGAAGCGCCCGACGTGCGCCCGTCCAGCCAGTGATACGTGCTCACACCCATGCCCAACCGGTGCGCCTGGTCGACGTAGACCTCCACCCACGGCCCCGACGTGTAGGCACGGCCGCCGGTCAACGCGATGTTGACGATGTCGTAGCCCGCGCCCTGCGCTCGGGCGAGGTCGATCGGGTCGACGCGCTCCACCTGGTAACGGGACACGTCCACGAGGCGCAAGGTCATGGACTGATCATCCCTCGCCGATAGTTGAGGGCCACCGGGTCCGCGCCCGATGGCCCTCGTCGACCTGCGCGAGGCTCGCCCTTCCCACGCCGGGCCGAGACTCGACCGGAGGGCCCCCGCTGTCGCCTACGGCGGATCGCTCGACAGTCGCGTCTGCCGGATCATAACGGTTGGTAGTGAAGTCCCCCGATCGACACTGCGGCCAACCGATCGGGTTACACCAGCCCCACAAACCGCAAGCGGGCGCGGACTCGAACCGAACCTCCCGAGGCGCTCCCCCCGGGTGTGCTACCGGACTTCGGCCCGATCATAGCCATCGGCGGGTACTCGGCCGTCCGCGCGGCGGTCGGGCACCCCGGCTCTGGTTGCACAGACGCCCGCAGACCGGGCAAGAATTCTGAAGGCGGTCCCGGCCGGCCCCGGCCGTTCCGTGCGCCGGTTGCAGGTTGGACAGGTCGTCCATGCCGGGGAGCGGTTTGCCGTCCGGGCCGCGCGGCCAGACCTTCGCACTGATGACGTGATCCGCCGTCCGGGCGCCGGCGTGTCCGCATATCCGACAGATGTCGTCGGTCGCCAGGAGCAGCGCCCGGTTACGCCGGTAGACGGCGTTCCCGGTGCCCGACCGGCCGCTACCCGACACCACCCACCCGCGTCCATCCGTCCGACCGGCCCGACCCCACCCCCACAGACTCGGATTCGGCACGCCCCGACGTGGCGCCCTCCGAAACACCCGCGAGCGCCCTGCCGTCGGACCGCCCGGAACCCGTACCCGCCGAATCGAACAGGGCGAACGGGATGACCGCCGACACAAGGACCACCGTCGCGTCGAACGCCGCGAACGTGACCGAGGCGAGGGGGGGTGAGGTGGTGATCGTCGCGGTGATGTCGAGCGCGGAGAAGGCGGCTGATGCGGACCCTGCGGAGGCCGCCGTACCCACGGATACGGTCGCATCGAACGCGGCCCACACGACCCCTGGCTGCTCCGTGTTGGCACCCATCGAAATGGTCGCGTCGGACGCGCTGAGCGCCACGGAGGGCTGTTGAGCCGCTACGCCTAGAGCCACCTGCGCGTCGGAGGCTGAAAACGCGGCAGCGGTGGCCTCGGCGGGAGCGTTGGTGGCTGCGACCGTGGACACGGTGGCGTCGAACGATGCGAACGAGGCCGACGGCTGCTCGGCGTTCGCGGTGACCGATACAGAGGCGTCTGCGGCCGCGAATGCGATCGACGGCTGGGCGGGCTGGGCGCCGACCGACCCGACCGCGTCAGCGCTCGAGAACGCGGCGGCGGGCTGCTCGGCGGTCGCGGTTGCGGCGATCGAGGCGTCAGAGGCGGTGAACGTGACCGCCGACTGCTCGGCGGCGGGCGACATGGAGGCGGCAGCATCCGACGCGGTGAACGCCGTAGTCGTCGACTCGGCGGGGGCGCTGGTCGCAGCCAGCGTCGAGACTGTGGCGTCGAACGAGGCGAACGTGACCGACGGCTGTTCGGCGTTGACGCCCGCCGCAGCGGCGGCGTCAGACGCGGTCAGCGCGACAGACGGCTGCCCGGCGTTGACGCCGAGGGCGGCAGACGCGTCCGACGCGGTGAACGCCACGGCGGTCTGTTCCGCGGGGGCTCCCACGCCGACGGTGACGGTCGCATCCGACGCGGTGAAGGCGACAGACGACTGCTCGGCGTTCACCGTGGCCGAGATCGCGGCGTCCGATGCAGTGAGCGCTGCCGAGGGCTGCTCGGCGTTAGCACCTGCGGACGACTGGGCGTCCGAGGAGGTGAAGGCGACCGCAGACTGCTCGGCGGGAGCGTTGACCGCAGGGACAGCCACGACCGTGGCGTCGAAAGCGGCGAACGTGACCAATGCCGACTGTTCGGCGTTGGCGCCCAGAGCGGCCGAAGCGTCGTTCGCGGTGAACGCCGTCCCGGGCTGTTCCGCGTTGACAGCGACCGCTGCCGAAGCGTCCGCAGCCGCGAACGCGGTCCCGGGCTGTTCCGCGTTCGGGGCGACAGACGCTGACGCATCCGCTGCCGTGTACGCCACGCCGGGCTGTTCCGCGTTGACGGTCAGCCCGACCTGCGCGTCCGACGCGGTGAAGGACACGCCAGCCTGCTCTGCGGGCGCATTGGTAGCAGGGGCCGCTACGACATGCGGCAGCCACGGACGCCGGACGTTACTCGATCCGGCCATGGGCTACCCCGGTTCCTCCCACAAGATCCACGGAATGACGTTCACCGTGACCGTGAACAGGCAGCGGATCGCCAGCGACCGCGCCGTCGTCACCCCGAACCCGGCCGACGGGTGCCGGGCCTCAGGCCAGAACACGCTGTAACCCGACTGCGGATGGACGGCCTGCCCATCGAGGTACCGGACCGCCGTATGGGTCGGCTCGGTCAGGTTGTACGCCGTCGCCGCCGTACCACCGACGCACAACGACGTCAGGGTGGTGCTACCCGACTCCCACACCTCCGGGGTCAGCGACGTCCCCGCCGTCGCCGCCACAGCAGCGTCGATCAGCGACACGTTACCGGGCGGATCCGACGCGGCGACGCCTTTGCAGGAGACCCCCCAGCCGTGGATCCGGATATCGGTGGTCGTCGGAATCCCCACCTGCAGGACGGTCTTCAGCCCGGTCCCCGTCGCGACCACCACCAGGTCGAACGGGGCCGACGTGGCGCGGGGGATAGCCATGAACAGGGTTCCCATGATTCACCTTCCGTAGCTTCCCCGATGCCGATGATGGCGCCTGCCGCGCGGGCTGCGCCGGGGCGGCAGGTGCGCGGCAGGGGCTGCGGCGTGGATGTCCACCTCCGCGTACACAGCATGCACACCCGGCAGCGGGGTGACGTCACCCGAGTAGCCGATCCGGATCACCAGCGCGTTCAGGTTGGTCTGATTCCAGCCGCCCGCCGGCAGGTACATCTTGCAGATCCACGACGGGCTGGCCGTGTTCACGCCCAGGTAGGCGG